AACGCTCTGCTTATGCTGGCCTTGTCCAGCAGCAATTCTCCTTCTGTACTCTTCAGTTGCCTGAAGCTGAGAATACTCCCATACCAACAGCGCCATGTAACCGCGTCTACCAATGGCAAGCCTGTTTTTATCAAAACAGGGTGGGCCTCACCAATACTTGCCAATTCCGCCACTCCGCACATAATTATTCATTCCAACCCACTTTAAATTTCTTTGTTATATCTATTCACGCTCTCTTTGTTCTCTTTGATATGACAGATCATTTTCTCTCGCAAACAATAAACCTCTTGTTACTGCTGCGAGCATTTGAATCTCAGGATCTTTATGTCCCTGACCTATTTTAATTAAAATTTCATTTAGATCTATTCCGCGCTCATCTATTGATGATGCAATTTTGTTCATCTTCTCTATATTCATTTTTCTACCTCCATAGATATAAGTCCACTTTAAATTTCTTTAACTCTGATAGTGATCCCGACATTCCTCACATACTCCGATGACGGAACATTCCAAGCGATAAATTCAAGTTCCAAAACACGGCCATTGTCCATTTTATCTGCAAAGGTCTTTGAATACAGTTTTGGTATGTAACCAAGTTTTTCATCACCATATACGACTTGTATTGCGTTTTTGTCGAATGGATTTGTAGGTTCGCGTACAAGTTTTAATTTTTGAGGATTGAATTCCTTATTACTTTTGTAGAGTTTTAAAATGGCATCTTGATAGAAACTGACACCGGCTACTTTCAAAGTGTAATCGATTTTACTCATTTCTTTTTCTCCTTTGATTGTACCCCTCTTGCAATTGTTGTAGATGATCCGATTCTGCCAATTTTGTTCTAGCTTTATCCAACTTGTGTTGTTCAATGAAATCAGGCACAGACCAAACATTTTTCGATATTAATTCAGTCATGTATTTGAGCATCGATCTTCTATGATCGCATCCGCTTAATGCTTGAGTCCAAACATTAAGCTCCTTCTGCACCTTTTCCATTTCATCACCAAGTTCAATCAATTGTCTGTCTGATTGGATGGTTGCTTTAATTGCGGCTTCTTTGACATCTTCAATACCGTAATCACTCGGATTTTGTCTTATTTTCAGTTCTACATCACTTTCAAGGAGTTTTATTTTTCTTTGGAGTGATAACTTTTTTGACTGACAATCGGCATATTTCTTTGCGTATTTCGCAAATATATCGGTTTGTTCCCACATACTCTTTAGAATGTTGTTTGGATTGATTCTTATATCTTTTGTCCAATCATATTCATTCATGAAAGCCCCTCTCTTGTTCGAGTATATCAGATATAGAATTATCCTTAGAATGGAGTATCGTTTTCAACACCATCGTAAACAGCAAGCCAACACGCCATCGACAATCCGAATTTGCCTGCATCATAAAAATGATCAGTGAAAAATTTCATCATTTCAGTGATATCGGATGCAGTATTGTATTGAGTGTTTTCATTCAAAAGCACCTTATCGAAGTAGGCAAGAATCATTCGCCTTACCCCTTCAGCATCACCGCTGAATCCGCTCAAGATAGGTCTTAGTTCATTCCATTTATCGTTTGCATTTCTTTTCGTTTTTACAAGTATTCTGCAAATTTCGATCACTGCCGTTTCGCCGTATGATGCCGATTCGATGCCTTTTATAATTGCATCGTAGTCGTCAAGATCTATGATGGAGTCGAGAATCTTCAGTGCGATACCTGGAGCACCATTGCTGACTTTGGCGATCTTTTGTATTGCTTCTTCTGGGTATTCATCGAAACCTTCAGCTTCTATGATACCACCTAAAAACTCTACCATCGTTTCATCGTCAATCGGTTCAAGATTGACAATGTGGCATCTTCTTTTGATTGTGGGCTTTAATTTCTCTGCTTCAGTCGTGCAAAGGATGATTGCGGAGTCTGGTGGCGGGTTTTCAAGCATCTTCAGCATTGCTTCTTGTGCGGGACCTGTTACCCCGTGCACCTCATCGAACAACACTGCTTTGATATCGCCGTTTGGCACAAGACCAAGCATCTCTTTAACATCTCTTATGTTCTGAATGCCTCTTTCGCTTGAGGCGTCGAGTTCAATAAAGTCGAGATCGGAACATCCCAACTTTTTCCTTATGATGTATGCAAGTGTTGTTTTCCCGCATCCTGCAGGTCCAACAATCAAGTATGCGAACGGTCTTTTTTCTTTGTGTCTGTTCAGTTGCGCTTGCAGTTTTCGAATTTCGTTATCATTGCCAAAGAATGAGTCAAGGTCGTCTGGTCTATAATCGTGTTGCAGCGGCATTTCATCCCTCCAGTATCTTTGAAATTTTATGATCGTCAATCGGTTTTTTCGTAGACCATGCAGCATCTATTTCCGTATCTTCAAAATCGATCACAAGTGGTACATTGATGAAATCGAATCTTTCCCTTATCTGTTTCGTTCCAATGTCATTGATCGTTTTTATGATATGGGATTGTTCATCTGGTACTTGATCCTCAAGCCCGCTGTCATGAATTTGTGCAATCGACTTTGTTTTCCACCCCTCTTCTCGCCTTACATCTGCTACTCTCAATTTCGTCCATAACAAAATATGAAAAGCAGTACCTTGTATCTGATGATTCGTACAATCATTTTTACCGAGTATGCCGCAATGTTCGAATCCAAGCAAAGACTCGATATACCCTTTTTTTCTGAATTCTCGATTGACTTCCTGTTTCCATTCATTGTAAACACCAAACCGCTCTTGCCAAAACTTCTGTTCAACCTTTTTGCAGTGTTCAGTAAAATCCTCAAGCGTTTTCAATCCTACCTTTGTAAAATGCTCCTTGAGATGTTTGCCTGATTTTGTTTCGATCACTTTTTTCCTCAGTTCTCTCCACATTGCCAATGCACAATTCCCGTAATAATCTCCATAAAATTGAGGAAACACCCAACCATTTTTCCCAAATATGAATCTTATTTCTTTTGTGATTTCTTCAGGGGGCAGCATTGTGATATCGACAGCGGAATCCCTGTGCATGTCGGTTGATTTGTCGGTGACGTATTTGATCATCTGTGGATCTTTGTGATAAAAGCACCCCGCACACACTTCAATTCCGCTGAAATCCCACTCCATCAGCTTGTTGCCGCGCGACGGTACGATGCCCGATTTGCATATTTTTTTCGCATCTTCATCATGTTCAGGTATGTTCTGCCAATTTGGGTCTGAACTGGAAGATCTATAACTCCTCACTCTATGCAAATGGTAGAAGGGATGAATTTTGCCGTATGTGACTTCCCTTAAGAATTGAGCGATATATTTATTGTCGATGTCAAGCCAAGAATTCATCTTCTGGTAGAGTCTTATGTAGTTTGAATCTTTGGTTCCAAGTGCTTTTTTGCTGATCGACACGTTTCCCTTCTGCGTCTCCTGTTTTTCGATTCCTATTATTTCGAAAAACAGTTTCTTCTTGTCGTCATCTTTTTTCAAACTCAATGTGTAGCCGTACCTCTCCTTGAACTGCTTCGCATATTGATGCTCTACCTCAAGCTCCCTTCTCCTTTCTTCGATTTTCTTTCTCAAATCTTGCCTCGACTCCGCATACAGATCTTCCTCGATATGTATGCCGTTTATCGTCATCTCTGAAAAATCAACAGCACCTTCCATCAACAATTCAAGTGCTTCGATTATTTTTGGATTTCTCTCTGATCGCCTTTCAAATTCAAGATCTTGCTTGTGATAGTTTTTGAGTGCCCATTTAGAATCAAGTCCACCATATACCAGCAATTTATCAATCGGACATCTTGTCATGTTATTGAATGCGTTTGAATTTTCCGCTTTCTTGTACTGTTCGATCTCACTGCCGTATGGGTATATTCCAAAATTCTTGTAATTTTGAAAGTCGAGTGAAGTAATCCCGCTTCTTGAATCGAGTACATGGGCTCCAAGCATTGTGCAGTGGTACCAATTGGAGACTGGTGTGTTCATAATGACGCTTGACCATATCTCCTCGAACTGTATATTCTGCGCCACTTTATAAATATCGCTTTTGAGGAATCGTTTCCACTTCTTTCTGATCTCTGAAATTTCCGACTCTGAAAAGTGGTTTGGATATTCGAATGGAAAAGAATAGGATGCTCCGTTGTCTATCGCAAATGATATCGAAACAATCTTATGCCCCTTAACAAATGGTTTTATCCCTGTCGTTTCGTAGTCGAATGCAGCAAGCGATACGTACCCGTTGTTCAGAAGATCGAGTGCATCATTCACATCACCGAATTTGTAAAGGCAATGCACATCTTGTTTTGAATCGATAGGGTCGAAATCTTTTTTGTCAAGGCACTTTACTGCATTCTTCAAATCTCTTTTCCATACCGCCAATTCATTCGCTTTCCTCTCATTTTCACATCTCATTGCGAAACTTGGATGGTGCATCGGCAAGATATAGGCATTGTAGCGGGTGTCTGGAATGCACCATCCCCTCCAAGTAGACATTTTGATATGTGAAAAGTAGTCCATAAAAAAGGACTTCAATGCTGCCCTGCCAAGAAGCCATATGAATTTTGGCTTTGTTTCTTGAATGGCTTTTTCAACGAAAGGTCTACAGTATTTTATTTCATCGTCTTTGGGTTCTCTGAAGCTGTTGAGGTCTGGGGTATAGGGGCAACAGTTTACGGCATTGATTTTGAAGAAGTCTCTGTCAAGCTCAACCCCTTCATCCTTCAACTTCGATCTGAAATAATTACCGACATCACCAACGAGCTGGTATCCAACTTCATCTTCCTTTCTCCCGTTCGCCTCTGCGACAATCAAACACCCCCTTTTCCCCTCCCCCGTATAAGACAGCTTCGGATTCTTGTTTGTCTTGAACATGCCGCACTGCATACAAGACACATCCGCTTCCATCCTCGTGTAATCATAATGACATTGCTTGTCGAATTCCTCTTCATCAATTCCAAAAAATCCAGGCAACTTTACCTCCTCACTCCAACACCCTTACAGGCATAACATACCAGAAGTTACCAGCATTGAAAACTGCCTTTCTATGTTCTTTGTCGATTTCCATTTCATTCGTCACACCAAGTATGTACTTGATTAGAGTGGAATTGATGCGGAAGCTGAATTTATCCCCTTCATATTCGATGATCGATTCATATTCTCCCTCTCCCATTTCAGACTTCGCCTCGAATTGCATGAGGTTGTTGCTGACGGTGATAAGGATCGGGAAATCTTCATCGTCCGCAAAGATACCAGTCGTCTCGATTGCTTCTGAAATGTCTGGCGGCATCTTTATGGAAATAAGATCTGGAGAAGTATCTTCCAATTGCTTGAAAATTGCATCGTAAGGAAACGCGCCTTCTATCTTCCTTATACTGAAGATGACTCCATCTTCAGTTGCGAAGTGGATCCATGCTTTGGTGATGAACATCAACTCCACTTTCGCATTGATAATTGACAGTGCATCTTTCGCTATGATCATGAACTCTGGAAATATAGATTCATCATCCAAAAAATGAAATCCTACTTTGCCCATGTGGATGTCGGCAGCTATGATGTATCCGTATTTCGAATGGATGCAGCATTGTGTTTGTTTCGTTTTGTCGGTACTTGCCGCAAACGCCACATTCGCTACCGCTTTGGTGAAAACTTCAGGAACTTCTACCCATTCATCTTTCGCTGATCCCTCCTCTATCTCCTTCATTATTTGTTCGATTATATCACTCACTATTTTAATATCGGCATCAATGTTGAACTTCGTTCTGATGCGTCCAGATTTTAAGACCAACTGATTACCCTCGATTTCCAAATGGACGTCTGGTTTCTTCAATCTGTCAATGGTTTTGATGAATTCAGATGCGTTTATAGAACATGAGAAGTCTGTTTGGAGCGGGTAGTGAATGCATTCTTGCCCGTTATACGTTACGATAAACTCACCCGTCAGAATAAGCCGCGTCATTCCAGGCACCAAATGCTTCTGCGATAAGCCAGGCTTTACGACATTGATAATCTTTTTCAATTCCTTCGTTTGAAGAATCATCCTCTCAACCCTCCACTTTGTATATTGTCCTTTTGACATCGATTACCGATTCACAATCATCTTTGAACCAAAACGATGCAAGTCGATTGTAAATGTTGTTGTTGTGGTTGCAAACGATGATGAAGCATTCTGTTTCAAGATATGGATCTTTCATCTGCGGGAAATTACCAGACACATAGAAGTGACACTCTGCTTCTTTACATGCATCCACATAAAACATCAGATTTAAAAGATCTCTCATTCTATGATTCGTCATGACACCATCACGGACCACGACTTCTTCACCATCTTGAATATAGGATTTGCCCATTTTGAAGCCCCTGCTATGGACATATCTCGCAATCGCTTCTTTCATCTCTTTTGGCATATTGTCGAAATGATTCAGGGAACTCGTTTTCCTCGATGCAGCCCTTTTTGTCGATTGGATTTCATGGGGTGGTTTTGTGTAAATAAAGTCACCATTCGTATTTATTTTTGGTATCAACATCGTTCCATGTCTGCTGAACGTCACCCAACTTGAACTGTCTATCGAGTAGAAGGGATATCTTTTCATGATCTCTGTCGATGTGATACCAAAACCGTGAAACTTGAGATCTGGTTCGCCATTCGTACAAACATAGTTCATGCATTCATCCAAGAATCTTATCTTGGATTTGGTGGGGCAATCGTTTGCAGGGGATAGACCTATGTAATCCATTTTGCTGATCGCTTTTTTAAGCCATTTGAAACTTTCGCCTTGATGGAATACATGAATAACCTTATCAGCAGCCACACCCCTTTCAATTGTTGCGAGATAGTTATGCCATCCTTTTCGAGCCGCTTCCTCTTGCTCCAACGATGTGACACTTTCAGCGCCGTAGGTCGAGGGAATAACATCCAGACCAACAACATAATCAATATCATCATCGTGTTTAAGAATGAATTCGATATATGTTTCAAGATCGACCTCCTTCTTCCTCATCCAAGCAGAAAACGCCCCGCTGTCAAGCATCAGATTGAATTCTCTCATTCGATCTCCGTCACAGAATAAGACTCAAGGCAATGTCTACGAATACTTTACCATCTTTCCACATCTTCTTTGTGTTCTTATTCAAGGCTTTTATTTCTCTTTTTCTCCAAGCTATTCTTCCTCTTTCGCCTAAAAGAGGTTCATCTGCACAAAGCGTTTTCTTCACTTCACCAAACAGCAGTACATAGAGAAAATTGACAATGCGTAAATCGATCATAGCATCCCTTTACTTATTTTGATTAATTCGTATCCTTTCAATTCAAGTTCTTTTTCAGTCGCAAATGCACCACGCACCGCACTCGTGCCCATACCCGATTGATATTGCTTCACCCCTCTGCATCCCATACACTCATGCCTTGCATACATCACAAGCATTGTACCTGTCGGACCAACATTAGAATCGAAAAAATCCACAATCTCATTGCAAAGTGTTTCTTGGAGTTGCGGTTTTCTGCTGAAAAAGTCTATGATCCTGCTTGGCTTGCTTGCACCGATCAAATAATGTTTTGGAATATAAAGCAAATGTGCGTACCCTGAAAAAGGCAGCATATGGTGGGCACAGCATGAAACAAATCTGATGTTTGGAAAATGGATAATACCACTTGCTATGTCTTTGTTTTTACTGAGAAATATATCATCGCATATTTTATCGACGCTTCTGAAAAATTCCCTGCTCCACATTTTCACTATTCTTTGTGGTGTATTTTCTGTTTCTGGAAATTTCTCGGTTGTGATCGACAACTGCTCAAGGGCCAATTGAATTAATTTTACGGCTTTTGCTTCAGATGCTTTGAATTTCATTTTATCCTCTATTGTCGGAACTACAAAAATATTTCTTGTTTACAGTAATATCTATTCCACCTCTCGCATTGAATATCCCGACCACCTGCATGTAACTTGGATCACATTTAGCAATCAAATCATCTGCTATTTTATTCACTATCGATTCCATAAACGATTTATAATTCCTGAATGCGAACATGTACAATTTGAAACTTTTGCTTTCGATGCATAATCTTTTTGGTGCGTAGTCTATGATTATTTGTCCAAAATCGGGTTGACCCGTCTTTGGACACAGTGATGTGAACTCTTTCGTTTCAAGTTTAACAAGGTATTCAGAATCTGGATAATTGTTTGGGAATACTTCGATGATGTCTCTGTCTGGCAAATCGTACTTGTAAATTGTTTTACTTCCAAGTGCTTTCAGATCTTTTGCTTGATCTTCCATCATTGCTCCTTATCGATTTTGGAAATTGTCCAGACATTCAAAACTCCGCCGCCTCATTCTTGTATCGTTGCAGGAGAGGATCTACGACACCTGCCTCCTCAAAACCTTTGGCTCTGAGTTTGCAGGCTGGACATTTTTCACAGGGCGGGTATTCACCCTCATAGCATGTGTGGGAAAAAGACAAAGCATAAAAACATTTCTTTGCTAATTCAGTTGGAAATCCCCTTACCATTTCAATCGACTCTTTCTTGTTGAGATACATTAGAGGTGTTATTATCGAAAATTGATAATCCATTCCATAAGATAATGTATCTTCCAAAGACTTTATTGTTCTGTGTCTGCAATCTGGATACCCTGAATAGTCCGTCTCACAAACACCGGTAATCATATAATGCGCTTTGTATTTGTATGCATTGATCGCTGCTACAGTCAGAAATAAAATGTTTCTACCTGGAACAAAAGAAGCAGGCAAATTCTTTGCGCTGTGGTGCTTTACATTGATATCACCGTTCCCTACCAATGCAGAATCCTTTGCAATTTTGAAAATATCGATTGGTATTATGTGAATATCGATATCAGCTATCGATGCTATTCTCTTTGCTGATTGTATCTCGATTGAATGCCTCTGCCCGTAATCGAAAGTGACGGCATGGATAACATCGTAACCCTCCGCCATTGCAGAAAACATCGATATCGTGCTATCCATGCCGCCGCTCAATACGACAATCGCTCTTTTCAACTCCATGATATGATGCCTTTTTCATTAACCTTCGCACGTTTGCCAAATATTTTTACACCATATTTTTCACTCAATGCGTCAGTGATATAAGTCCGTGCAGTGGATTTCGCTTTTTTGGGAAATTTCGCAACCGCTTTGTCAAGGACTTGCTTTCTTGTCCATTTCCCCTGATCGATCAGTTTGATGATATATTCCTTCATCTCCGATTTTCTTGAACTCTTTCTTGGCTTTTTGATTTCAGGTTCAGGTTCAGCTTCTTCAGGTTCTTCCTCTTCTTCATCTTCTTCATCAATCTCATCATCGGCTTCTTCCGCTTCAGCTTCTTCAGCTTCTTCTTCATATTCAGCTTCAGCTTCAGCAGCTTCTTCCTCTTCGCCGCCCTCCAATTCATCCTTAAACAGCATAGTGTAGAAATTGACGACATGTTCTGGAAATTCAAGTTCTTCAGCATCGGTTCTGTTCGCAAATGCTTCATACGCTTCCACGAATGTTTTGACTCTATCCTCTTTCGTCACACCAATATACCGCAAATTCTTTTCGAGAAGTTTGTTTCCCGCCGCATCACACATGTCATTCAAACCCCTGATTGCAACATTCAAATGCCCATTCTCTAATTCTGCAACTTCTTTCATTTTGTTCCTCCTATTGAATTGATTTGAAAATTTCTCACCGTCTGCTTGTATGATAGCACCGCATTAAAATTCCATAAAAATGAATTCAAGGCAATTCGATAAATTTGTGGATTTGGATATTCATCACAACATCATGCAATGAATCTTTGATCATCTTGTCGAAAAGTATTGCAGTATTGCAATGTGGAAAGACAGGTGAAAAGGCGATTCTCGATTTGAATCCTAAGTCCTTGATCAATCTGTAGCACTCTACTGCCTTTTTATAATCTTCATCGTCGCACAAAACAAATTTGAACCAATCATTCGAGTTCAAATCTTCTGGTAATTTTTTTACCCACATCGGATCATAATGCCCCGATCTTGGCATCTTCACATCAATTACCCATCCAATTCTATTCCTCATCTTTGGAAGTTCTGGTATTTCTATTGATCCGTTCGTCTCGATAGAGATCTTTACATTTCGATTTCTGTACAAGTTTTCAAGCAAGGGGATAAGATAGTGTTTTTGAAGCAGAGGCTCTCCTCCAGTCACGACAATATTCGTAAGCCCTTTACTTTTCACTCTTTCAGCAACGACAGGGACGGGCATCAATATTCCCGACTTGGATGAAATATAATTTTTCGTATCGCAATAGCCACATTGGTAATTACATCCCGCAAGTCTTAAAAAAGTGCAGGGAATACCTTGGGGAAACAAGCCCACTTCCCCGCTTATACTGTTGAATATTTCGCCAACTAAAAGCATCTTTTCTACCTCACTACCTGAGCGAATGCACCGTCTGTTTCATAGATTGTTATTTCCTCAAGGACAAGAGGATTGTATCTCTGATACGTTTTATTCAATTCCTGCAATCTATTGTCGATCTTCTCAAAGGCGAATTCACAAAGATTCTCTACGGTGGGAGGCTTTTTGATTTCATCGATGTCATTGAGGTTGTTGTGATCGACAGTGCAGAGGACTTCTTGATGGACGATTTCTTTCAAATGTGCAAAGTCGATTATCATTCCATGATCACCTATCTTACCGCTCACCTTCACAAGCATTCTCGCATTGTGCCCATGTTGGTTCTGACATGTGGGGTGGCCAGGCAAAAAATGGCCATAAGAGAACTTGAATTCTTTGCATACGCTCAGTTTCATTTTACCTCCTCGGGAAAAAAGATGAGGGGGCGACTTTTAAGGGCCGCCCCCTCGCAAGGCTTAGGGGGGAAACACTGTGAAAGGAGACGCCTTGCTGAATGAGAATCGGTCATTATCAATATAACACTTATTTTAAGATCCTTCAACATTTTTTTTATTTACTCGGTTTTCCAATGGGCCCTTTTCCTTTGCCCCTGCCTTTACCTTTTCCTTTACCTCCCGATCTGATCTTGCCTCCTGGACACTTCGCCAACACCATCACCTCCTCTCTCTGATGGAATAGCGATTTTAAGCGCATGGACTTTAAATATCCTACTACCCCACCGACCCTACAAATCCATGCGCTCTCTGTTGAAATGAGCTGTGAAATTTTCGATTTTTAAACGTCATCATTGACCAAAAATCTTTCAGAAGTTGGAATATCGAAAAATGGAAACATTAATTTAAAATTTTCGTATGATGCAAAATGAATCTTTCCGCTTTCATCATACCACTGCACCGCTCTATATCCCACTCTCGAATCATATCGATTTTTCTTTTTGCGGAACTCAAGATATTTCACGTTATGAGGTTTCATAGTCAGTTTACCCAGCTATCCAAATGGAATTGTCCTAAATTCAAATTTTGCGTAAGATAGCACCGCCTCTCCTCATCGAAGTCGAGATGGCGATGATCAATACACCCTATCCTCGTAAATCCTATCCTCTTCTCATGAGGTGTTTGGTTGATCGTGAACATTGCATCGACATGCCCCAACTTGCCTACCCATCTTGCCGTATGCTTCGTGCCAAGATCCGAGGCGTCCTGCGCTTCCTTATTCACCTGTGTCGGAGTCACAACAACACAATGCCTTTCAGATGCCATTTTCGCAAGCGCCATCCACGCCTCATCCTCTTTCTCTACTCCATGCAGTCCTTTGCGCTCTGGTGCCGTGATGTCTACCATATCAACGACAATGAGTTGAGGGACAAAGTTTTCTCGCTTCTCGAGGATGTCCAAATCTCTTTGCATATCTTGTATGTTGGCAGTGAAGCGGGGATAGCATCTGAGTCGGTAATAATCGTGGTACAACTGTTCATACGCTTTCAGTTTGCTTTTTACGCTGTAGCGATCAAACCAGTCGTCGTATTCGATACTTACATACCATATCGCAAATTGATAATTGTTTCTTCTGTTGGTTCTGCATACGGAGCAGGGCTTGTAGAGTTTGCACAATTTCGAATGTGGATTGAATTCAGGTAGCGCACCTCCTTCCTCTTCCACCAGTCCCACACTACTTTTCCTTTCCTGTAAATCACACCTGTTGTATTGATTGTGGGCACAGTCGAAGACAGGTATTATTACATCTTTCCCTTTGTCTGGCAGGGCGGTGAGTCTTCTGAAAAGGCGATTGAGGTTTTGAGGCCTATTCATCTCAAGGGAGAACTTTGCGACTTTTTTAAAATCGATCAACGCTGAAAATCCCCATTCATCCGCAAACCATGTCTTCCCTCTTTTGAACGGTCCCATAATGCCTATCAACCACCCTGGGACCGCTTTGACGACAAACTCACCAAGCCCTTTGCCAAAAGTGAAAAGAGTGCCAGTCTCATCGAATGCCTCATCTGCTCTTTTGCTGTCGAGTGGATTGATCCATTCAGATGCGACGCGGCTGACTTTGTGGAAATCGAGAACTTCTTTTTCTGCGGCATCTACATCTCCCTTTTCAAGGAGTATCTGGATGTTGCTTGAGGTTATCTCAAGCTCCCTCTTTTTGAAATAGAAAAGAGTCTGGTCAAGAAGGTAGTCAACATTGATAGACTCGGTTGTGGCATATCTGTCGGAAATTGTTTTAAGCAAAGTTGATAGTATATCAATTTCTTCCTGTTCGAGGTCACCTTTTCTTGCGTCAAAGATATTTTCGATATCTTTAAACGGAGCTTTTTCATAGTTATCGAAGTATTCAGCGCACCAGATGGCGACAGTTTTAGCATATTGGTTCTGGAAATAATCAGTGTTAAAAGAATTCTGGATCTCTGTGAGGTATTCATCGGATACGATCATTCCTGTTATGATTCGATTTTCAATTGTGGAATCAATCTTTTTGATTTTTATTTCAGGCATCGTCAATCCCATTTGTATTGCAAAATGAACCCGCACTTGTCGAGATATGTGGGAACTCTCTCTTTAAGCGTTTTGTTGGACAAGAAGAAGCCAGGTGTTATCCTCATCGTGCCGTTCACATCCTCCTTTATCGCATTGTAAAATATTTCAGCCATCTCCTTGTATGAAAAATGAAATATGCCTCTATTCCAATACCTGTCCTTTTTTGGATCTTTGAAAAAGGCATAGATCGCATAACTCGCCATTATGAGCTTATCCATCTCAGGTTGCGTCTTTGGCTTTTCAATGTGTTTCAGTATTTCTGCAAGGATTTCAGGCTTACCTCTATTGCCGGCAACAGGTTGTCCAGGTTTCTTCTTTGGCTCACTGTGAAGGCATTTAATGAAACTGCTTTGATTGACTTTCGAATAAGGGCAAAAGAGGAATCGTTCAAGGTAAATGCTTAGATTGTTTTTATTGGCAGGATAGTATTCTGGGTCGAATTGCAACGCATACCGGCTAATCGCTAATTTGATTTCATCAACGGAATATTTTCTAACGTGATCTTCAAATCCAGAATGCCCTTTGAATAGTGAACCGTTCAACGCCATTTTGATTCGTTCAACATCTTTCGTATATTGTTTTGTTCCTTCCGCAGGGCATTTCTTAATGTAATAATCTTCATAATAAAAATCCAGGATTTCTTTTACGGCAAAAGGTAGTTTAATTTCTTTTGTTTCAGGTCGATGCTTTTTGTTGAGCAAGAGATGATCGTTTTGGTGGGGATTTTTAGAACCCATACGGGATCGAAACGAAGTTTCGTTAATAGTTTTATTTATAAAACTATTATCAGAAAATGTATTATATTTATTATATACTTTAATCTCAGAGTGATCCAGGTTCACCCGGGGGGTGAACCTTGAACACTCCCCATCCCCATTATTGGGTAATTCTGGTTTACCCGGGGGGTGAACCACATTCACCCCCCTATCACCTTGGTTTTCTTCTTGCGGGGTATGAGATTTATCTAATTGGGGTGACATTTTGTCTGGTGTCTGGGATTCACTGGGTTTATCAGTGTTTTTTTCTTCATTTGAAAATTCATTATAATATTCGATTATCCATCTCTTTTTAATTGTATAAGTGTTACTGCTATTCCACTTCCTTTCTTCAGGTGACGAATGTACTTGTTTTGATATATACCCCTTTTCTACGAGTTCATTGATTCTATTTATTACCGCTCTTTTTGATATTCCGAGATAGTCTGCAATGTAATTATGACTTGGGAAGCAAGTTCCATTTTTCTTTGATAATGACCCCAATAAACAGTAAATGTGTCTTGCAAAGTGTGATAAATCTGAACATGTTTTGTTTATTTTTTTTGGAATTATTAATGCTCTAAATGTATCTTTTGGTTTCATATCCCGCACCTCTTATCTTGGTTCAAAATCAATCAATGGTTTGTCCAAAAACCTGTAATGATGCATTCCCTCCAATCTTTCCATATATTTATTTTTTAACAAACTCCTTATTGCATTTGTAACCAATTTTTCAGGTATGTTCAGTTCTTCCAAAATATAATCCATATCAATCTGGATTGTATCATCATCGTTTGAATAACGACCTAAATAGCTGTAAATGAAACGGGTGGGTAAATCCAAGTCTGAACAAGTATGGTGGATGTCGTCGGGTATCCAAGTAAAACGAAACAATCCACATACCCTCATTGCTTCCATGTCTCACTCTCCTCTCAAGTAAAAATTGAACCAAATTCTAACATAGATGTCAATCTAAAATTTCAAGCTCAACATGAGTTCTTTTTCTTCATCATCGATACAACTGTCTTTTTCAGATTCTTGTTCTTTTTTCTCATTCGACATCTCCTTTAAAATTTCTGAAGTTCTTTCGATTAAGAATTCTGTGATTTTCTCCTTTTCAGATTTTTGTTTTTTCACTCAAGCATTACCTTTCGTTTTTGGTATGTCCTTTTTGCTCCAACTTATCCGCGCATTCTCTTACCGCTTGATTGATTAAACATTCAAGAATATTATCCACCCTTTCCGCATTCGATATGTAAGATTCATAACGGGATCCTCCAAATTCAAAAACGGTAAGAAAGAATCCCATTCTTTTGTTGTACAACTCTCCCAAAGCCCGATCAATGTTTCTGGCCAAAATTTCAAGTTTTGGCCTCAATTCCGTAGTCATCAATATTTCCTTCCAAAAATTTCTCGTCTAAAATTTCTGACGGTTGTTTCGTCAAGGTCTCCTGGGTCCCCCTCATCGATCTCGATGAATCTGACATCAGGAACGATAGTCGATAGAGAATAAGCGAGTTCACTCCAAATGAGCTTCTCTTTGTTCCCAAAATCTGGCCATACAAACACTTGTTTGCATTGTTTCAATAATATCAATCTTTTAGAATTCCATACAAGTGATCCCATTGCTACGAAATGATCCCCCATCCGCCACACATCCGTAGGTCCCTCAACGATAACTGCAATATCTCGTATGGTTTGGATATTGTAAAGGATGTGATCGACATTGATGATCGCCGTATCCTTTGGACAAGTCCGATACCGCTCTCTATCACTGTCGGTTATATCCCTTGCCGTATATGTGACGATCTGATTGCCATAGAAGTATGGAATGAGAATTCTATTCGCAAATCCTCTGCTTGATATCGGACCTACGGCTTTGATCCCATATTTTTGTTGAATAAGGACTGGATCGAAATCCCGATTTATGAGATAGTCTTTGTGGTGATCTGTTAATTCATCGGATGTGCCAAGAGGCAAATGGAATTCATGTTTCTCTTTTGGTGTATCGTGACGCCGTTCAAGCTGACCCCGTTTTGAGAACGTATTGATAACGGATACAGCATCGTCATAGGAAAGGTGCTGGAGCTTCATGACCAGCTTTATTATGGAACCTCCCATCCCGCATCTCCAGCACTTTATCGATCTGGTCCATAAATTAATTCCGCAATGCTGGGAGGGATCTGGCGAAGCACAGAAAGGGCAAGATATACCTATCCAGTCCTTTGACTTTGATATATTCTTGCCCTCATGTACGTATGGGTATTGAATCGATTGGAGCCATTTTAAGACTTGAAAATGGGACAAGTTTATATCACTCATAAACGAATTCCCATCTCCTTTCAAGATACTCGCACATCCTCAATCCAAAATGTTCGATCAGGTATCTATTGCTTGGATTGAAAAAGTCGATGATTTTAAAGTGCGATTTCCCCTCCGCCATCCTGTGACCTCTCCCTATTTCTTGCAATACCTTTTGTGCTTCTTTCCCGCCTGCTGCAAGCACGACTGTATCAAGGTTGGGAATATCAACCCCCTCCCTCCACGTGCTTGTTGCAATCACACCGTTTATTTTCCTTTCGATAAGCCACTGCTTGTACTGATTCTGCTTTTTGGCGTTCTGCTGAAGATTCCTTGCAGCGGTTTTCCATTTATAGATTTCATCTTTTATTTGGGATAACCTGTCGAATTTTTGACTATCCCTTGCATTTTTCAATTCATGTTTCAATGCGGTTTCCAATGTGTTGAGCTTGTTCTGGATCTCCCGTCCAACACTTGAATGCACTTTTTTGACAGTAAGATCAGGAGCCGTCTCAACGATGATATCATACAAGTTGAGCATGTGGTCTACTGTGTTGACGAATATCAAAACAGTTTTCCCCTCATCCATCTCGTCTATTGCTGCATCTGCTACTGCCGCATTGTGCTCCTCTCCGTTCACTACAGCTTGTTGATTTGTCTGCTGCCAGTTCAGATTTTTCAGTCTTTGATTGCGCTCCTCTTTTATTATCCTTACCTTGGCTGTTGCAATCAGATCGAGTTCCTCAGCCTTTTGCGGGGAAATCTCCGACATTACAGGACCGATGTAAGATTCAACCGACAGTACCTGCTCTTTTTTATCTTCATCTGGGTAAGTGCCAGTGAATCCAAATCTCCAAGGCGTCTGAATGTGGGAAAGGATTTCAGCGTATTGCCCTTTAAAAGAGCTAACGTGATGCACTTCATCTACAATCACCATATCGAATTCTTTTTGATGCAATTCACCCTTTTTGATCATATTGGAAATCGATTGTTTTGTGGCGATTGTTATTCTGCCTTTTTTGCTTGGCTTTGAAAGACCGTGTATCTTGACGACATTTTCAAACTCCTCATTGAACCGATCAAATGTTTGATCGACAATCGCCTTCTTATCGACCATGATCAGGACTCTATGTTTGGGAAAGCAAGAAACCATACCCATCATCACGACTGTTTTGCCATAAGCCGTAGGCGCCACACAGCACCCTCTTTTCGCTTCGATCAAATCATGGATGATCTTTATTTGATCATCCCTCAACGTAAGCCCCTTGACTTTTGGCTCCGCAACGATCTCTTTATCCAGATGCTGAAAAGGTATATTCTCATTTAGGATGTTAAGTTTGATATCACCTTCCCCGCACGATCTTTTGATTCTTGGCAGCAATCCTGTATAGAATCGCCACACATCCCCTTTCTTATGTGAAAAGGCCGATGCTGTAGTTACCATTCTTTGTTTTCCAAACGGCCCTTGTTTGTACCACACATAAGGGAATTCCAATTCATGTTGGAACCATATCGCATCTTCAGCTTTTACCGCACACTCTACAGCATTGAGTACGGCAATGGTGGTTTCAGGTTCCACCATATCGATGATGTCATCATCTGGGTCTTTGTTTCGATTCAAGAACATAACACCTCCCTTATCGTTTCGAATGCGCTCCTTATTGTTGAATGCTTCCAACGTATGGGATCAACTTCCCGCAGGAATTCCGACAATTTTCCGAGGGTCAGCTTTTTGCTGTTCTTCATCTGGAGTCTTTTCGATAATTTCTCAGGTGGATTCATTATCAACTCCACCACATCAATCGCGTCTTTTGACAAAGACCTGATGCTTTGCACCAAAAGGACCCAGTTTTCTTCCGATTCGACATAAGGCAAAAAGTGTTGATCCTGATCATCGATGTGGACATACGTTGAAGGATCCATTAACATTGCTGCTCTTTCAAGTAAATCCATATCATTCATGGTTGTACCTCTACTCGTTTCACGTATCCGTGCTCCATGGATAAATTTCTACCTCTTGTCAATTCCCGTACTTCCTTGGACTGATGGCAAGTGAAAGATCTGCATTTTTGAGGTACGAATTTTGGACTTTTTTTCAACAGCCCTTGCCGTGCGAGGCAAAGAAGAACGGGCACCCTTTCTTGGAAATGATGGCAATAGAAATATTTCGCTACGACAATTTCCAAGCAAGCTGGATGGTTGCTTGCGACTCGATCATTCGCCTTTGGGCAAAATCTCAAAGTGACTGGTTTGTTTTTTGAATCCATTTGAGATGTTATCAACTTTGGATTCGCCTCTTGCCATCTTTTGCAATAGAGACATTTCATACTTCCACAACCCCCTTCTCCTCATCATCTTGTTTCATAATTGATTGCACTCTGAAATGCTCATTGACATAATTCGATACGGATCTACCGTTATCCGCAGATTGTCTTTTGAGGTAAATTATGATTTCCTCATCGAGACTCAGAGACAGGATTTGTTTCACGGCAATCACCTCCTTTCACTTCACTATTAATATTTCATAAGATTTTTGTCAAGCAAAATATCATTCCTTATTGTTTTTAAAATATCGATAATATAAGTTCTTGCAATGCGGCTATCCGCACCGTCAATGACTTCCAATTTTTCATCGATGTAGGATATGGTATTTGATATGCGCCTTAACGCATCCACATTCCTTTGATGGAAACTTTCTTCGCTCTTATCTTGCAACAAGGCTTTGATTGTACCAAGGTGATAATTTGTCACCTTCAATTGATCCACTATCTCTTTCATCATTTCACTCCTCTCCATAAAAGAATTCAAGAGCTATTTCCCATACGGGATGGGTTTCATCGTCAATCCATTCCTCACTTGCAAAATGCCACGCAGTAAGTTCCGCAAGCTCTGTTGCGGTTTCTGGTGGATCTTCGCTTTCCATGATCATGATCATTCGCTTTTTGATTTCTGGATTGGTAATTTTCATTCATTCTCCCTCAATTATGCTTTTGCTTATGTTTGCATTCCTGCCCATCAGCCTACGGCACTCAGGGCACCTCAACCAAAGATCCCAGAAGTTGTACCGCAGATCTACATTTATCCAGAAGTATTGCGGATACAATTTTTCCAACTGTTTCAACGTGTTTTGAGGATCTTCGATTGGGGATTTGTGAATATTAAAATTTCTCGCCAGAATATCATGCCTCTCCACAATCGACCACATCTGTATTTGTGGAAAGGTTCGATACCTGCCATCTACCTTTACTCCAGACAACAAAGAAGGCAAGTGTTTATGGATTTCATAATGCTCTCCCATTTTATGTCCGAGACACATTATGTCCATCGGCAGCATCCACATTCTCATTGCTTTTCCTCTACTCCTTTCTCCTTATACCACTTCTCGAATGCAGTGGTATAGAGATTGCATTTTTGCCCATTCCTCATGAAATAATCCCCATCCTCATCTTGGAAGGAATGGATTATTCCATGATATTCATGTGCCGCTTTCACTTTCCGATCCGCAACACCGCAAACTCCTTCCATAGCTTGAGGGTCTGAAAATGGTAAAGTTATTAGAATATATATTAGTAATATATATTCCATTATTATTTTCTCACCTCCTTTCCGTTGCTGTCAGAGACTCGAACTCCCATACATCGCAGCCAATTTTTTGCCCATAGGAAGGCCCATTTATTATCGGCTCCAATGCTCAATTGATCTTTAGGATTCCACCAATAGTCCCGGACCTCTGCAATACCCCTTGGGGTATCTATTGTCCATATCGCATGAACTTTACCCGCACCATCGACCCCATCCTCAGAAAAATCCTGAACATGAGGATCACCAAACTTACGGCCCATTGCCTCAAGTGTCAGAAATGCTGTCCCGAATCGTCCACTTTTGGCTGGCGTGTACTCGCTTGCCAGACATACATTGTTGATGAATGGTCTATACATTTTCTCACCTCCTTTCTGATAGATTTCTAAGTGCCATAAAAGTTTATGGCACTTCAAAATATATCAGATCAATTGTGTCGGGCCATTTATTTTAAGAGCCCACATCGGAACCCAATCCTCATACAAATCCCCAAACTCATCCTCATAAGACACAGCGAATTTTGTGTTCTCATCAGGCCATCCTTCTGTAATCAATCTGTCGATCACATGAGGAGCATAGATTGTCCCTGTATAACCATCTTCAGTCAATACGGGAATCACATATAGCCCCATCATACGATCTCCATCGGAAGCTACTTTAACAGCTTCCAGAAGCTCTATAGCGTCCATATATGTCTCCTTTCAAAATTCTATCCCTCATACACTTCGAGGGATTCCCATGAAGGGGTTTCGTACCGATTTTCCTTTGATAGATGGTAGAACGTGTTCATGTAATGTCTATGCATCATCTCCCATCTATAGCACTCGTAGCAGAGTATCGCATTACCACCAGCGCCCGTCGGCAGCCTTCTAACCTCACCTTCTTTGCGACGGCATCTTGCGCCGTCGCAGTTTGGATTTATAACCATTTATTATCACCTCCTATCCAATATCCATAAATACTTTGCGAGTGGGTTTATAATTGTCATAAAGCACTTTGCACAACAAAGTACCATCATCCAATACAAACTCAATCACCATGTCCGTTGATGGTACTTTGTTCACTTTGTTCACTTTGCCTTTCCACCCTTTTCGCCTCAACCACTGACTGAAATCACAATCCGATATTTTGACTTCATACAGGGTTTTCATTTCTCCTCACCTCCCTTTGATTCTGTGATAACTGGTTACTGCATCGGACAAAAAAGCAAACGGCTGGAAAGAATGTGTTTTCAGCCATTCGACATAATCTGCCCAAAAGTCATAAGTTCCATACTCATCGATCTGTTCTACCATTTGTTTTCTCTGACCATTCAGTAATGATTCATGAATGGATTTGATATTTTTCATATCTCCTCCTTTATTATATTCTCAAAAGGCAATTGCCCGCATGGTTCCCATTCTCCAAGCGAATCCAATAACTTCTTTTTGCACTCCCAGCATGTTGACGGCTCTGCTTTATTTTTGCCACAAATTCTGCACATTTTCACCTCCTTTCGCTTGTACTCCTCACCATTTAAGCATCTATAATTGCAATTTTTCTCACAATAACGTGCCCGTTCTTTTTGTGGATTATTTGCATCCACGAAATATGTATGAATAATGCAATCCTGTTTGACCTCTTTCATATTCCACCTCCTTTCAATCAGAATTTCTCGACACCACAAGAAATTTCTCATGGTGTCTGAAAATGCTAATTGATATGTCTCATCGGCTGGCCGTTATGGTCTATAGGTCTGCTGATGGGAATCTTTTGCCCGTCATTCATTCCGACATTGAAAGCGTGCCTGTCAACCTTCTGCGGTCCCTTTCTTTGTTTTCGATTCGGAAATGCCTCATTCATCGCCTTTTCAGCAAGATCTTTTTTGAAAATGACAAGGTCCTTTGTTTCCACATTTGACTTCAGTATTTCCTCCTTTCTCTTGTACATGTCCCTCAACCTTGTATTAATCGTAGTCATAACGCCGCTTGCGTAAAAATACGATTGTTTCTTATTCATTTTCTCAGACCTTTGCTTGTTCATGATCCTCATTCTCAGATACCTGAAGAAATGAGCGATCATCTCCAGGTCCTGCTCCGTTCCAAAAACTACAAATTGACGTTTTAGAGAATACTCCGCGTAGGACCTTACAGTTGAACATTCAAAGACACCGCATAAGGTAACAAGCACCATCCCCTCCCACGTATAGTTGCCCTCAACATACTCATCGAACAAGGCCTTATTGACGATATCCATGATAGTGCCGTCTTTCTTTTTCTTTGCAATGACATCCATCATGGACATATCGTGAAGTGCGAGCAGTTCAGCGGCTTTTTGTTTTGCAAGTTCAGCCTCATGTGGGTTTGGAGATTCTCCCAACGCCATCAGTTTTTGGACCTTTGCAATGATTTCCTCTTTTGACATGATTTTCTCCTTTCACAAATAGTTTTGAGGATAACCCTCCCACATGGCACAAGAATTTCTCATGCCATGGTGGAGAATTACACTCATGTCACCTCATCACGGGAAACGACACGTCCCTCACATAATCATTTCCCTCATTTGTTATGATCTGCACAAAATGATCCACATCCTGTGCAGGACATAAAAATCTCCCACTCCCACACCTCACAAGCAAAAGCTCCAATCTATTTTCCTTTATAATGTGCGGAAGATCATCCTTTGCGATAAAACCAAAATTCTTTCTCCTCAATTCTTTAATCGTCATTATCCCTCCTTTCAGATAGACTCCACATCGTTTTGATATTCGCAAAAAAGATTTGTCATATACCGTTTAAACATTGAACACATGATACGGTGACAATACCTAACCATTGGTGAACAACCAGAAACGTCGAGTCTGGCCCAATGCGCGAATAGTTGAGCCACAAGTCGGTCGTCGGCTTTCACGTAAAATGAACTGCATTTAAGTGGCCACGCGGAAAAATCAAGATCCGCCCATCGGAGATTCGCCCCTCGGAGATCCGCCCCTCGGAGATCCGCCCATCGGAGATTCGCCCATCGGAGATTCGCCCCTCGGAGATCCGCCCCTCGGAGATTCGCCCCTCGGAGATCCGCCTCTCGGAGATTCGCCCATCGGAGATCCGCCTCTTGGAGATCCGCCCATCGGAGATTCGCCCATCGGAGATTCGCCCCTCGGAGATTCGCCTCTGCATCGATTGCAATTTCCACAGCGACTTTTAACGATTCCGCCTCGGCCTCGAAAATTATGTTTCTGGTATAACGATTTTTAATCTCAAATTTCACATTGACCTCCTCATTGCATTGTGCCGTTGAAGCTCTTGAGGAAGCTGATTGTGTTGTCTGGTAAAGGTTCAATATATTCGATGATTATGCTTTTCCCGCTATCATCGACTACCCTTTTCCTGAACAACGCACTCCCTTCCTCACTGTCGATGGTGATTGTCAAGTCCCACTCATCATTTTCACTGACAATGACTTTGTTAATGTTGTACCTGTTCCCATCAATCTCCTCTTTGATGAGTTCAGATATGGAATTTGGATCAACTACTTCCATATCCGTCTCGATTTCCACATTAATCGAATACACAATTTTTCTCCTCATACACTCTCCTTTCACTTTTGGATTTGATTGCTTAAGCGATCAAGGATTGAGGTGAGAAATTTCTCACCTCGCACCTTCATAGCTTACGCCGCCCTTCTGAAATGTCCCTGAATAATAGAAGGGACTCTTTCAGAAAGCTCCGTTCTGACCATCTCCGATTCAACCTGATGTGTCAAGAACTGTGTGATGGCGCTGTTGAGGTCCCAGTACGTCGGAGTCTTGATGGATTTCAGATTTTCTTGCCCTCTCCCCATAAGGGGCAATTGAACGATCTCCGCTGCCCTTTTCTCGGAAAACCCGATTTCATCCATGATCTCTTGCACTCCAGTATCAGCCAATTTCTTGTGTGCCCACTTGTCCCACAATCCGATTTGTTCACTGAATTTGCCCATATAGTCTGTGATCTCTTGAACAACAGCCTCAGTGTTGAGGTTCTTCCTGTGCTTTTTGGACAACTTCTGCATGGTCTTGAATGCGTACAGCCCGTTTGAACAGACCATTTGATGGGCACCAAACTTCACCTGAAATTCACTTGACAAGTCATAGCTATTCCTCAATTCGACAGCAGGATTGATGCTTTCTTTGTGCGGTCCCACTTCGAATTTCACATCAGGAAACTTGACAGAGATCTTCAGCCTGGCACCTTCTTTGTAGATGACAGGCTTTACTGTAGGCGTTCCATATTCAGGCAGTTCTGTCAATATGTTCTCCATCTGGGTCAATGCTTCCTCATGGGGCACGATCTTGTACTGTTTGGAAGCAAAGGAATAGAATGCGGTGTGCGGTACTGTCTCAAACGATTGAGTTTCCTTATTGAACTCGTCTACCACTGTATCACCCAACACCGCAACCCTGTCCTCGATGTGGACAGTGCTTGCCCCATCGACGTAGGCTGCGGGCCTGCTGTAGACATTGGGCCATCTGACATCGGGGAATCTTTCCCTGACCTTCTGCACTTTTTCCTGTGCAAGTCGATGTCCCTCAATTCTCTCCTCAGCCATTTTTCTGATTTTCTCGTTCATTTTTCTCTCCTTTCACAAAAGGTTATTTGATTGAGGCAATGCCTCGCATTGCGTATGATCGAAACCATACGCAATACGCGAAATTGTCAATCAGGAGATACAAAGAAAGGCTTGTCAGTTCCCTTCCAATAATGACCTTTCTTTGTTCCCTTCTCATGCAATTCCCGCGGAGAAACGAACTTTTCATAATACCTATCGGAACCTCTGTTGACAGAATACAACTTGCCGTCTACCTCATTGCAGAATTCCAAATGGTTTTTATACAAATCATCGGTAAGCGCATCCTGCACCCCATGCAAATACGATCTTACCCAAGACGGCGTTCCTTTTGGCATTCTTTCCAGAATTTTTAGTAATTTTTCATTCCTTTCCTCAGAAGTCATTTTGAAGATTTTACAGGAACTGTGGAGATCGTACAATCTTCCTTTGCCCTCAATTTTAATTTGGACCGCTCTTTTGATTCTCATTTTTTTCTCCTTTCGCAAAGGGTTATTTGATTGAGGCAATGCCCCACACTATGCATGACTTTCGCCATGCATAGTATGTGAAATTAATTCAATCACAATCTGGAGCTACAAACGAACCATCCGACACTCGGTAGACAGGGTAAGGGGCTTTCCCACTATCGAACCAATCGTGGTCGAAACAATATGCTTTGGCACCAACTCCTTCCTCCGTCCAGTTTACCAAATACCCCGCTCCTGGAGCACAAGGTGAACAATACTGACACCAAGTGTAATATGGGGACTTTGTGATAAAAATATCACCATAATCGTCGGAACATTCCGCTTGTAGATCTTCATAATCTATATACCAAGATATGGGGTCAATGTAATCTTCATCTTCATGGTCGAATTCTCCATAATTTGGTTGTGCTTCTTCGTACCATGCACTTCCGACTACATTATAGTTAATTACTCCATAATGAAACCCTTTGCCGTCCACATTGCTTTTGCCATGGGAATAATCAATTCCCGCATAGTCTGTTTTCATTTTCCTCTCCTTTCACATTGCATGTACCTCTTCCATTTTCTTTTCGAAGCACCTTTCACAATACCCGTGGCTCGGTTTATCTATCAAAGAGTGCCTCTTGTCGTACACAACTCCACATTCGCAACATACCACATCGATGCTATAGAAATCCACAGCATCACACACAGGGCAATGCCATTTCTTTCCGTAATACATCGACGTACCACATTTTTTGCAAATATTTCTACCATTTTCGATATCATCTATTACCATACTATTTTCCTTTCCATTTTATTTTAACACCCAAATGCGGGCATGAGGAAAATTTCTCACCTCATGCCCTTTTTCGATGTTAAAATTTAATTTTGTGTGGATGCCCACAGCTCCTCACTCTTTTTCCTTGAGCCAGGAGCCTTCTCATCTGAGAACTTGACAATTCTGGTCTCCTTGTCGATCACAACATAGTAATCGAAAGGACAATACTTACGACTTATACCATCACTGATATAAGTCGTAGCGGTACTTTTCGCACCTTCAGGAAAAGCTGTCATGTACATATCGACAAGCTGTTCCTTCGTGTACCTGCCCTCTTGGATCGCATTAGCGATCCATTGCTTCATACCGCTTTTCTTGCCACCACCAGATTTCTTTTTGCTCTGCCTCTTTTTTTCTGCTTCCTTTTGTGCCGCAAGCGCATTGCACAAAAGGAACCTTTCCTCATACATCTCCTTGCAATCCTTGTTGCAGATTGGAGAGTTGAGGTCAGGATTTGCAAACACACCGCAAAACAGTTCATTTTCCTCATCCCTGTATGCAGCGCACATCTCGTCCGTGATCTCTACCTCTGACTCTGAATTTTCTGCACTTTCCGATGGTTCAGGATCGGAAATTTCCGATGGTTCAGGATCCTGAGTGAACAAATGTGCAAATGCATCCTTTTTGAGGATCGGAGCATTATCGGATTTGAGCTTGAGCCTCAACTCCGCAATCTCCTTTTTGGTCATTTTCTCCAACTCATCCGTCTTGATCGACGGATTCTCCTTGACCACTCGATTAATGATTTCTTGCTTTGTACTCATGATTTCTCTCCTTTCACAAAAGGTTATTGATTTGGAGCATAACCGCTCCACACATAGCATGAAAATTTCTCATGCTATGGTTGCAACAGTTACCATCCATAGTTTTTGTACGGAAAGGCCTCTTTCATCAAACTATTCCTGTCTTTTCGAGACAGTTTGTAAAATTCTTCCGCATCTGCTTTTGAAAGTCCACCGTGAAATTTAATTCTATCCGCATCTGTTACCATTTGGATGACTTCCTCTCTGGACATTGTTGCAGACTCATCGAGTTCACCATCCTCATCGATGAGGCAATCAGCCCCGATTGCGGCCCATGTTCGATAAGCCGCCCGAATGACTCTTTCTTTAAATTCCTTATCCATTTTCTCTCCTTTCACTTTAATTTTTGATCGGATCTGTTTGGCTTACATGAAACACCGTAGCCATCCACGGCAAAGAGCGAGTGCGCTCAGGATCCTTTTTATCTTTTACAGTCCTGATCGTCCGCACCTTAACCCCATGTTCGCCGCGTCGCACTTGCCTTCCCTTCGCCTTCCAGGCATTGTAAGTAAAGACATTTTCACGTGGCGAAATTTCCGACTCTGGAATTCCCTTTCGAATGAATCCCTCATAGATCAGGGGATAATTCGAAAGTGTCTGTTGACTTTCCGCCCTTCTCAGAGCTTCCCTTTGGATTTCCTGTTGTGTCATTTTTCATCTCCTTTCACTTTTTGTTACTGACAGCTAATGCCATCAACACATGGCACAAGAATTTCTCATGCCATGCATTGATATCATTTTTTGCGAGGTGAACAATACAATACCTTTCCTACCATACGGAAGTTATAAGTCTTTCGCATGAGCATGGAAAGGTGATTGCATCTATACCAGATTTTCCCACCAAGATTCAGCTTTTCCATGACAATTTCTCCCTTCTTAAGAATTTCTGACCAGTGATGCTTCTCAAAAATCGAAAATTTCACAGCTAATTTTAACAGAGAGCGCATGGACTTTAGATATCCTATCCTACCCATTAACATTATGCGTCCATGCGCTTAAAATCGCTATTCCATTCAGATTATCGCTTGCTTGTTAAAGCAAGTATCCACAACCTTTCCGCAACTCGAACAAACAATCAATGTTTCTCCAGGAAATCCTGGAATATCTTCCAATCTGGGACCGCAACACCTTCGATATTTCCTTTCATATAGGTCCACAAAATCATTCGGATCTATACCAGTCATGTTTTTGAACATGAGATAAGGGAGAACCCCAAACCTTTTGCCATACAATCTTGGAATTTCTCGTCCGTTGATCGACAGCCAGCAGTCAAGACCACTATGGAAAACGATCATTTTGTCATTGATCTCCACAACGTATTCCTCATAACTGTATGGATCATGACGGGGACCCTCGACTCCAGACTCAAGATCGATTGTCCTTTTTGTGATTTTCATTGCACACCATCCGCTTTTTTGTGCATGGGGATTATTTTGATCCTCTGCACCTGTCCGCATTCCTGACAGACATCCTTGCACTGATTTTTCCCATGCCAATTTAGCCACAGAGCTTGACTCGTGCATTTCAGGCACTTGTGAGTCATGGTGTCCTTATCGAAATAGACACCTTGCGTTTTTTCAACATAATTCGTGCTTTCCCTTTCCGAGTCAAGCACTACTCTCCATTCATCTTTGCCATGTCTGGCAATATTCATGAGTCTCATTTTTCTCTCCTTTCACTTTGGATTTGATAACTCCACACATAGCATGAGAAATTCTCATGCTATGGTTGTAGCCATCAAAGAATATTTCCAAAAACGAAAGTACGATGGAATGCCTTGACTTTGCCAGTGGTAAACAAAGTCATAGCATCTTTAGGGGTTAACTTGAATCCGGTTGCTTTAAGGACTTTCAACCGGATATCAAATAAATCTCTTGCCGGAATCAATTGGCGATTGTGAAAAATTACATCGCCTTTTCGGGTGAAAATTCTATTTCGATGCATGGTAATCTCCTTTCACATTTGGATTACAGAGCTAACTGCTCCACACATAGCATGAGATTCTCATGCTATGGTTGCAACAGTTATATCCTGATCGATACTATCTTGCCTTTCGATTCTCTTTCCAGAATAAGAACCCTTGCATGATGATTTACAAACTGGTCGTTGTATGTTCTGTACCTGTACAAAACTACAGATTTCACAGGGCAAGGCGTTTCAATGTATGGATGGTAATCTCTGTATCTTACCCATCTGCCGTTTGGACTTTTGATTAACTCAATTTCCTGATCGGTTTTCAATTTCATTTTACTTTCGTCCACAGTCAAAGAGCGGAATCTTTTTGACTGTTGACCATTCATTAAATTTGCCACATATGGATTTCTCATGAATTGGTAAAGATCCTTTTTCCTTATTTCTTTTATATCCATTACTTTTTGTTCCATCATTCCTCTCCTTTCACGTTTAATTTCTTCCATCCTACACTTCATGATCAAAAATTTCTGACCATCAAGTGAAAGATGGAAAGAGTTGAACAAGCACACGGAGAAAGTGAGCGAAACCCATATGCAATCCAACTCTTTCCACTTCCTGCATTATCTCTCACAATTGAGATAATGCTCCTCTTCCGCACAGGTTGCCTCAACTGGACAACCAGTACATCTTTCCTCTAGGTTGTTTTTGATCTCCTCCATACATTCCCAACAAGTAGGAGGGACCAACTCATGAATAGTCCCAGCTCCACACCGATGGCATCTTACTTTCATCTCAATCTCCTTTTACTTTTTAGTGTTGGGCGACGAGGACGCGCCCGCCGCGCCCATCGTCGTACCAAACCTTGTTGAATTTATGAACTACCTGATGAAACACAATCAGATAGCTCCACACCGCCATTGGACCAGTCAACACGACTTCGGTCCTTTCATCGGCTGGAGTCGCATCAATGATCGATGCGACATTCCTGCCGACGATATTAGCAGCGTCGGCAGGAGAGGTGGTCAATGTCAATCGACCACCTACTTCTGTTACTTCGCATCCCTCGTAAAGGGATGCATTGCTCAATGCCATGTTAATCTCCATCATTCCTCTCCTTTCACGTTTAATTTCTTCCATCCTACACTTCATGATCAAAAATTTCTCACCATCGAAAATTTCTCAAGGAATTTCTGACGAAAATTTCTGACCATCAAGTGAAAGATGGAAAGAGTTGAATTATCACATGGGAAAGCGAGTATAAACCCATGTGTTGTCATTCAACTCTTTCCACATCTTTACTTCCACTGCATAAATCCTCTATCGTCAATAAAAATCATTGACGATAGTTGATTCATTGCTTCTTCCATAGAGGTGAAACACCCAATAAATATACTGTCTTGTGTATACCAGGGTGTAACAACTCCCGTTGGCCTTCCACTGCTGCTATAACACTCTGCAAACCATTCCATTTTAGTCTCCTTTCACTTTTTGTGTTTGATGATAAAATACCATCAACACATAGCATGAGAATATCCCATGCTATGTATTTATGCTATTCTATTTCATTCCACTTCATTCCACTCAAGTCTCACTACCTGCCATCCATCTCGAAGATGAACAGCGTTCCATTCTTCACTCATTTCATTATACATTCTGCTAAGTTCAAATGGAGAATCCTCTAGATCAATTGCACTGTTTGGTTGATCCAGTGCAACGAATGATTCCCATTCCTCGTCCCACCAGACACCAAGACATTCAACTACTCTACCGTCCTTCTCTACTGTCACCATAATTCTCTCCTTTCACATATTCGGCATATCACATATCACATATCATGCATCATGCATCATGCATCATATTGATATGCCTATTGTTTCGCAATTTGCGTTCCGAATCATATTCACTAAATGAATCGTATTCACTAAATGAATCATATTCACTAAATGAATCATATTCAGTGAATCATATTCAGAAAATGAATTGCATTCATTGCATACAAAAAAGCGCATTACAATTGTAATGCGCTTTTCAATCTGAAATGAATTTTTATACAAATAGTGCGCTGAGCTGATACGAAACAATTATTGTGATCATAATTACCGAATAGTAAAACATTGCTTTTTTCATTTTAATAATCTCCTTTTTTTATTTTATATATCGCACTATTTCACCAAAAATTTAATGAAATAGTGCTTTTTTCACAATTATTCCAATAACAGTATGCTTCGCCAATTAATTGTTAGGAACTAAGACATATTGAATTGATTAATTCTTTCTTGTCTCAGTTCTTGCGCTAATTGTACTTTCGATTTTGGAATGACATCTTCAAAATGCAAAATGTCATTTGTTTTGTGTACTTTTCGTCCAAAAACATTTTTATAATATCGATCATTTTGACTATCGGCAAGATATGTGCTGATAGTCGAAACAGCGTATTGACTATCAAATATAAATAGCGATTGGTCGATTAGACTTTTGCGTGTATAACGTGCTTCAGCTATCTTTTGTTCTAAAAAGATGAGTAAAGCACTTCGTTTTTTGCGCTTTGATCTGTTATGCCTAGTTCGCATGTTTTCTTTTTCAGAAACATGCTTTTTAGACACAACGTACCTACGATTTTCGTTCTTTAAACGTGCATTATCAAGTGCGATGTTTTTATAATGTTGAATAATTTCACTTTTGGTCATTGACTCAAAGTCTATGACAATCTGATTTAACTCTTGAATATCTTTAATTCTATTATTCATTTGTATGCTCACTTTCATTTTATAAGCGAAGCATACTGTTATTGGAACAATGATGATGCAATAGGCATTCAATTGAATGCCTATTGCATCTTTTTTTGTGAAAAGAGTGAAAAGAGTGAACGTTATAATCTGATATCAACTCTTATGTCATACTCGAAGTGTATTTATTGAATCGATTGAAGTCGTTTTTCGTTCGTGCTTCAGTATAATGCATTATACTTTGAACAAAATGCGCATTGCATCGGATCTAAAGATCGACTTAGCATGTCATATCGCATGATCAAACTATGTCAATGATCATTTTCATTCCTATTTGAATGAGCTATGCATCACTCATTCTTTAGGAATGATCGGACGATATCGCTTTTAAGTCATCGACGCCAAAAAATAAGTATCGACTTTTCAACTTGTTTTTGACATAAGCACAATTGGCTATATAGCCAATTTAATGATATCGATTATTATGCTACTCGACGCAATCAATGTTTAGATCACTGCTAAAGTACTGATTAAATCAGTTTTCTACTTGAAACTAGCTTCGATGCCCAAAGTCGTTGACATCTTAAAATTGACCTAGACACCGATTGTGTCTCATAACAACGTTTTATATGCGATACATTGATTAATAAGAGTCAAGACATACTCAGTCTATTAGGACTTTCACCTAATAGACATGTCTCATGAAGTATCGGTATTAAGACTTCTATCTTGACTATCTGAATAGACATAGTGCCTATATACGTAGCAATGATAATGCCAATATTAATAAGTTTTATTATATCAGCCCTAAAAAGACAATATATCCAATTATATCAACATGTTATATTCCAAAAAAATATTTTTTAAAAATAAAACACCAAAAGTAGCCTATTAAATCTTAATAAAGAATGACAAAAAATGTCATAATGATATCAATAGCTTACACAATTACTAAAATAAACTATTGATATCATTGAATAATTCATTGACAAAAAATGTCACTATACTGACAAAAATTGTCACTATCAATAGAATAGAGAATAAGAGAATAATCCCAAGACAAAGATTGTGTATAGCATTTACTGAAGTCGCATCACATAGGATTATAGGTGTAGAATCAATGCAATGAATAGCAATCATCAGTGATCATTCAATTGTAGGCTCATGTGTAGCAATGTAATAAATGAATGTGCTGTAGTTCTTATGTGTCTTGATGAGTCATGCATTATGCAATGGTACACTATTGCATTATGCAATGATTCATATTCATAAACTAAATGGCATTCATTAAATCAATCAAATAAAATGAATCATATTCAGTATTTAAATGGCGTTCATTTATCTGTGCAGACTATAAAGTTGACATAAGATATATTATCAGACACTCGATGAGATAGGTGAATCGCATTCAAAAAATGAATCGCATTCATTTAATGACCCCTCTTCAAATCTTGAATCGGATTTTCGATGCAGCGCGTATGGGACCCCATCACAAAATATTTTCTGCATTTTGCCTCGGAATTTATTCCATTCCATATTAGCCTTTAGCCTTTAGCTCATCACAAAATATTTTTCATATTTTACCGTGAAATGTTTTTCCATCAATTCCATATTAGCCTTTGGCCTTTAGCCTTTAGCCTTTAGCTCATCACAAAATATTTTCTGCATTTTGCCTCGGAATTTATTCCATTCCGCATGTGGTAATAGAATTACATTGGTGTTTTAGGTTTTTATAGGGTCTGACTGACTCTAAATTACATTGCGGAAAGAGGTAATCAGAGAAAATCAATGGTTATTGATGAAATTACATTGCTTTTATTTTAAATTTTCATTGGATTGGTTGTAATCATGTTTTATTGTCTTTATTTGATGTTTTAGTTTCAGTGTATGGAATGGGAGAATGTATTGATTTTTTAGTTTTTATTCTATTTCCTCCAACAGTTCTATCGGATACCAACCGCCCTCTACCGTATCTACTATTCTTTTGGTATGGTATTTGTTGTGTACCGTGTTGAACATTCTTTGATCTCTTGCGGTGTATTTCAGTATCATTATTTCTTTTGGAATTGTCGTTTCATCTTTCAATTCGATCAAGCCGTCGTCTGTTCTTCTTTTGACGACTTTCATTTTCTTGGTTTCTTTCATATAATCGTATCCTCCTATCACTTTTATTTCTTCAATCATGCACTCTGCTATATTGCACATTTTAAGGCACTCGATGCATGGTAGATTGTCTGTGCAATCTGGATTGTCGTCGCAGTAGGAGCATAGTAAAAGGACTTTTCGTTTTTTCATTTTTTCATTTTTTCATTCCTTATCTATTGTAGAGGTTCATTCTTTGATCGAAGGATTTTCATAGATATTGCCGATGACTTCAACATCGTTGAAAAAGTCGCTCAGATGTTCTGTTATCAATGGTCTTTCAGAATGCATGTCCCAGTGTCCTAAATTCCACCTGACTTCCATTAATGCCCATTCAGATGTTCCTATTTGAAATTTGACTACATCCCCCTCGTATATTTCTTGCCCTTTGGAGTCTTTCATCCCTGTGTATTGCATGATAGGATTTTTTGAAAATGTGATTTTTGGAGGCCCTAACCAATGTCCGTCTTTGACAATACCGATTCCATAATACATTCCGTATTTTCCAAGGAATTGTCTAAATTTTATCTCTCTCATTCTTTTACCCCCTTTCGTTGCTATATATAATAGGTATAGATTCACAAGTCGAATCTTTTGTTGTTTTCTGTTTTCATGTATAGCGGAATTTCATCGATCAAGGCTTTTATGATCGAATGTGTTGACAAGAGCGGTTCATCTGTTTCTGTTTTGAAGTATTTGGTGTTTTTTGCGAGGGAATATTCTATTGAGATGATGAGTTGTCTTAATAAATGTGCTGTTTCTTCTTTTTCTGCCATTGTTTTGTCCTTTTTTTGTTGATAAATGACTGATTTTGTTGCGTTTTTTATGTTTTTACGTGCAATATTGCTGTTTTTATCTTATCATATTGTATGTAATCCTTGAATTTTTTGTTGACAGGGTGTGGTTTTGTATTATATCCTTAAATTATGGAGGTGATGCGAATGGCTGTTCCAGTTAGAAAAAACAACGGTAATGTGAAGATGGCGGATCTGATTGTGGAGTCGAAGCCAAAGGAGAAAAAGAAGAGGAAGGTAAAACCGAAGCAGAGAAAGGGGATTGGAAGGCCCCATCAGCATTTGGAGGAGGGGAACAGGAAAAGCGATAAGCGGTCTGTGTACGGATTGCGGGGGACGTATGCGGAGCGGTTTGGGCAGATGCAGATCACAAAAGGCACCAAGAACGGGATGAAGCTCGTTTCTTGGGATGCTATACCAGAATGCAGAGAATCGTGTCCTATTGCGGAGAAGTGCCCCTACACTGGCAAAAAGAAATGTACAGTGATGAAATCGTATGTTGGAAGTGCAGCGAGTATCATACAGAACAACTACGATCTGGATGAGGCGGATATGTTGAGGGTGGGGCTTCATCTGTTGCCGTTGTACAGGAATCTTTGTCGTCTTCAGATTGAGGAATTCGCGTTGGAGGGGATCACGAGAGTCAATAAGGCTGGGAGTACGGTGTTGCATCCTATCTACGATTCGATCAAAGCGCATGTTTCAGCGATAGAGAGTTTGTGGAAGGCGCTGGGGCTGCTTAATAACGCGAAGAAAAAGAGAAAGACGGATATTGAAAAGTATCACCATGACAGGTACGTACCGACGGAGGTGCCTACGGTGGGTGATATCGTCAACGGGAACCCAGACTACTACGACACTTTGAGTGAGTGATGCGATGGTACCTTTACGTGCCTCGGCCCGCTTGAAAGCCGATAGAGTCAAGTCGATGCAAGATTACAGGAATGGGGCGGAGGGCTTCATTCTTTGGTGTGAAGATAAAGTCAGAATTCCCATCTACCCACCAGGCTCCGACATACCTGAATATCATTCGATGGGCAAATTGCCCGATTCCCCGCATCCAGACACCGGAAGAAGCTACAAGACGATTTGGGATGGACAAAAGAAGATGATCCGCAAAGCGTTGGTGATGAATCAGGGGAAATTCGTTTATCGTTTGATTATTTTGTGCTGGATGCGGGGGGAAGGGAAGTCTTTGCTGGCGTGTTTGATTCAATTGTGGAAATTCTTTTGCTGGCCAAGGCAACAGATCATGCTTGGGGCGAACAGCAAGGACCAAGTGAAGTTCGTGCATTATGATATTATGCGGGATATCGTGATAAACTCGCCGCAGCTCTTGAGTGTTGTAGGGAAAAGGAATATTCAAGAGAAAGAGATTCGTTTGAAGGATTCAAGCGGCAATATCAGGTCGATTATCAGATCGATATCGAGTTTTTCAGGTATCGTGTCGAATATCACTGGTTTCACTTTTTCAGAGATATTCGAAATGAAAAATCCCAAGTTCTTTGTTCAGCTTTATGGATCTATAAGGAACATACCGAATGCAATCGGTGTGATCGACAGTACTGTTAGCAGCAAACAGCACATCCTCTACCAACAATATCAGAATTGGTTGACTGGAAAGAGCGGGGGGTTGTTTTTCGATTATCGTTATTCGAAGTCGGGGGATCATAGAGATTACTGGAACCCGATGATGACGCAATCCCAACTCGAAGACTACCGCGCATCCTTCCCCTTTGGTGAATTCGAAAGATACTTCCTGAATTTGTGGGAAGCTGGGCACATGCAGATATTCTCTGATGAGATGGTAGAGGAAATGGGGTATATGGGGATTGACGGTGAACTGCTGAACCACACAGATGTGATCGAGAACGTGAACAAGAAAAATGAATTGATCAAAAGACTTTCGATTGCGACGAAGAAGGAATGGGATGATGGAGTAAGAGAAACGGAAGATTTGATAACAGGTATCGATCACAGAATAATCCCAGTCACAAATTACTACAGCTTGCATGACAACTTTGGATTTCATAGACCTGTATCGATGGAGTCACTTGCCAATCTTGGTCGTGTTTTGGATACGGATTGGCTTATATTGGCTGGTGCTGATATGGGAGATCCGATGGCGTTAAGGGGCAATGCAAGATCGATATTCACTTGTGTGGCGAAGGGGTTGCCGGGGTCCAAGTCCAATCCTCATGTCGTGTCTATGGAGACAGCGGTTTTGAAATTCGTTTATATCGTGTTGCATATTTTCAATATTGAAAACCATGCCGTGAACACGTTGAAGGAACAGGCGGATATGTGCAATGATGAATATGATGGAATCGATGTGTTTTGCGGTGAGCGTTACGGATTGTGGGATATGCAGGAATGGTGCAAAGATAGAGATATCGAGTTCATTCCTATATTCCCGAATTATGCGAGGCAGAAAGAGGCGTTCAAAGAATTCTACGATTCTTTGAAAGAGGGAAGATTCAAGTGTCCAGATGTCAAAATTCCAGGCTCCAAGAAAGAGGATATATTGAGGGAGGAGCTTGAGAAATTCGATCATGAAACGAGAATAGGACCGACGGGACAGGAGAGTGGGTGGTTTGGAAGTCCTGAAAAACTTGAAAAATATGGTGCCCAAGATGACTCGGTGTTCAGTATAGGATGGACTTTGTATGGGGGCAAAGACAAGGGACCATCTGATTTCAGAGTAAGAAAATCCGCCATGAGCTTTGGCGTTTTCATTGAAAACAAGGCTTTAATGGGTCAATATTGATTTTTTTATTGACAAATGGAATTTGATATATTATCGGTTATGCAGACCAGTATAAGGTGTACGGACGGAGGGTTCGTCATGGCACTAAAAAAATCAAGAAAGGAGGGACATTATGGCACTAAATCCGGACATTATCGAAGCTGTTGCTAATTCCAATTTCAAAACGAATGCGGAAATGGCGACACAGAACAGCGTGAATCATCAGCACAGACTCCAGATCCTTGCTGAAAAAGCTCTGTCGAAGTCTCTGGAATCGATGGATACGACTTCTGTTCCTGAGGGTCTGGGCCTTGCCGCTGCTCAACGGAGCGACTTGGCGAAGGTAATTGATGATCTGGCCGCGGCGATTGCGACAATGAAGGCTTTTGTTCCGACTCCAGGCGGCTAATGAACTGATCTTTTAAACAGCATCCTCGAGGTGGAGGATCTCTTGCGATTACCAGTTCAACCCTCCGCCAAATCGCAACAGTGAATCCACCTTGGGGATATAGAGAGCGGAGGGGACGATGGCAACGACACAACCCAAAGTGGATTTCAATGTAAATCCAGGGACTATATTTCAGAAGGCTTTGGATGATTATAAAAAGACACTTGAAAATGCAACGATGCAATATCAAAAGATTTTGGCAGACTCGCAAGCACATATGGAAAAGATGCTTGAGGAGGCTTCTGCACTTACCAAAATTCCAGAACCTGAACCTGAACAACCTCAATTGCCTCCTGAAATCGTCATTACAGGAGATGATGTGAAAACTTTTATTCAAGCTCTTGATTCACTGCTGAACGGCATCATGCACCTTAAAGATTCTTTTGGAATAAAATAAAATGGTACCTTTGAGGCCCACAGCGAGAAAAAATTTTAGACCAAGGTTGGTATCTCAGAATTCGATGTCTCTTGATGATGTCAATGATTACATCATGGAGATTCCAGATGAGGTGCTATCGCGTTTGCAGTTTTCAGTTCCTTGGCAATATGATACGGATGAGGATGATTATAAGGATCCAGATGACTTCAAACTTTATTACAAAACAGAAAAGGAAGATGCAAAGGCTACACGGGATGTTCTGCAATTAGAGTGCTGGGACAAATTCAGTAAAAATCCCCAGATAAACACTTCCGTCAGAGGTACAGTAGGTCGCATGACAGGGATGGATTTTGGTTCTTCATGCGAAATATGGGAAATACAGAAGGTAATTGACGAAATTGAACTTGATCCAAGAAATAGGCTTTACAACTTCTGGCCCAAATGGGTTGGTCGATATCTGGTGGAAGGTGAGCTTTTTATTGTTCTCACCCTTCATCCTGATGGATTCGTTGAGGCTGATTTCACGGACCCTTCTGTATTATATTCTGGGGGCGATAACAATACAGGTATTATTTTCCATCCTGACAAACCATCTATGCCTCTTTTTTATGTGATATCCGATCAATCGTATTCGATCAAGGAGTTGATTCCTTCAGTCTATCTTGCCAGGTATCCAGAACTCCTCGGTGCCGTATCGGATACATCGGAGTTCAAGCAAAGGAAGAAATACGCTAAAAAGAGCAAAAAGAGCATATACAAAAAGTTCAACGGTTTTTACAGGTTCATGGTCTCTTGGGATCGCGGTTTTATGGTGAGGCGTACGATTGGACATCTTAGAACTGTCATCCAATGGTGCAATCATTATGAGAAACTTAAAAAATACGAGATAGATTATAAAAAATCTGCGGGTGCTTATATATGGGCATTTAAAATCGAGAACCCAAGAGACTTTAAACTCTGGCTTTCCTTGTCGGATGAAGATAAACGCAAAACTGCACCAATGGCAAAGAAGACACCTGGATCCTCACTTGTCCTACCACCTGGTATGTCTGTTGAGGCTGTTGCTCCAAAACTTCCTCAAATCAGAGAGGAAGACACCGATATTCTGCATATGGTCGGAAGCGGTTTGAATGAGCCTGAAGACATCATGACTGGGGTATCGAGGGGTACGTTTGCATCTGTGAAAGAATCCCGCGGTCCAATGTCTGACAGAATATCGGATGAGATTGCGTATTTCAGTAGATTCCTCAGATATGATTTCTGGGGAAACATTTTCTTTTTGCGTTCTTCCATCAACAAAATGGACAAAGAATTTTCAGTGAAGAAAGCTGTTGGATGGAAGAATCAAGAACCTGTATTCAAGAAAGTAAAACTTCCACCTGAACGCCTTATCGACTTTTCATTCCCGACTTCTGAAGTCATTGACTATGAATCGAGAGCTAAAGGCATGCTTGGAGTCAAACACGGTCCTATGTCTGAGACTGTCGGTATTCCAATGTCTGTTATTGCAAAGAAACTCGGTATCGGTAGTTACGGACAGATGAGATTGCGGAAAGCGGAAGAAGACGACCAGTACCCTGAACTCATCTACACGCTTGATGCGGAGTCTTTGCAGGAACAGGCTGAATCAGAGCCAAAGAAAGAAGAAACCAAAAAGCCAACTGAAGGAAACAACAATGGCAATGAATGATAAAGATGAGAATTTTGAAAGTAATAGCAGCACAATATATTATAATACGGAACCCAAAGAGCCTGCTGTTGAAGTACCAAACGGTACCGCGCAACAAGATTGGACAGAGGAATTGAGTATTGTCGTGATTGGTGTTGTCGCTATAGTTGCTATGATCATGTTGAAAAATGAATCGATTCCTATTGTGACTGGACTTGGTGGTGGTCTTGTGGGGTATTTGACGCGGGGCTTCAAGCAAAGATTGTCCAAGGAGTTTTAGCCATGCCATGGACTACAAAGGATGTTGATAAGCATAAAAAAGGATTGACCCCGGCACAGAAAAAGAAATGGGTCAGTATCGCAAACTCTATTCTTGCATCTTGCAAAAAGGAGGGCGGATCTGATTGCGAAGGCAAAGCGATCAGAGTGGCGAATAGTAAATTTTCAGAAAACGGAGTTGCTATGAAGATACCAAAGGGAGCGTTTCGACTTATTGAGACTGGTCAAGATTGTCATGCGTTTGCAGAAGATGGCGACGATCAGAAGTCACCAGTTCTTAGAATCAAAGTGTATTCGGGAAAACCGATCAAGAGTCACTGGTATTGGGATGATCTTGTGATTGATACGTCAGGTATGTCATTTCCAAAAAAGACATATCCTGTTCTTGAAGATCACATGACATCGAGGAAAATAGCTTATTCCAAGAAGCCAATAGTCGGAGAAGATTACAGTTTGAGTCTTGATCCTGAAACGACAAAGTTCGTATCAACTCCAGAGAGCGAGGAGTTTCAAAGATTATCTTCAGAGGGCTTCCCCTATCAAGCAAGTGTGTATGCGATTCCATCAGTAATTGAGAGAGTGGAGGATGGGGAGTCTGTTGAGGTGAATGGATACAAGTTTAAAGGCCCTGGTACAGTGTGGAGAAAATCCGAGTACAGAGAAGGGTCTGTATGTGTTTTTGGTTATGATTCAAATACACAATCTTCCGCATTCGCTGATAAGGAAGAGGAAGAAATATTTGTTGAGGAAATCAACAAGAGGGACCCGGCCCTCTTGAACGGAACCGATGATGTGGCGGTGGAAAAAACAGAAGAGGAGGTGAGTGAAGAAATGACATTGGAAGAACTGAGAGAGAAACACCCTGAACTTGTGAAGTCTATCGAGGATGCTGCTATTTCGACCTTTAAAGCTGAAATCAACAAGCAGAAAGAGTCTGATGAAGCGAAGATGTCAGCTTTGAAGACAGAGAACGAGCAATTAAGTGAAAAGATCGTATCTCTTGAAAAGAAAGACGCCATCCGTACCGAGAAAGAACTGAAGATGCAAGCTGAGGCAATATGGGATAAGAAACTTTCCCAGAGTGATGTCTCCGAGCGCCTTTACGACAAGATCAAGGGAATGGTGCGGTACTCGAAATTCGTTGAAGATGATGTGCTTGATGTGGAGAAATTCACTGAGGCAGTCGATGCGGAAATTGAGGACTGGGTAGGCAGGGGAGCCACTGGGACTGTACTTGGTGGCGGTTTTCAATCAAAGAATGATCTTGATTCAAAAACCGAGAAGGAGCAGCAGACGTTGAAAGAAAATGACGATGTTGCAAATAAACTTCTCAAACTGGCAGGTCAGAAGGTTGAGGAGGACGCTGCCTGAAATCCACTAAGATTGGAGGTGAGTATTAATGCCAAGTGATATTCCTCATGTTTTGTACGGAGCGCAGATTGATTACAAGCGTTTATATTATTCAGATGAACTTGCGGCGCTGAAGGTTCCCATCACCCTTCAAGCGGGCTACGGGAAGTTGGAAGCGGGTATGGCGATTGCGATCAATAAATCTGCTGCTGGGAATTACGGTAAACATCTTCCCTACAACCCCACTTCGTTTACTGGGGCGGAGGATCATCCAGGCCGTGCGTATCTTGTTACCGACTCCGGGACAACGGCGACAGAATTATACGTCAATATGGATGATTCTTATAAATTTGCAGTTGGTGACGATGTTATCATCAATGATAATACGACATCTGCTGAAAACCTTGGTGCGATCACGGCGATTGACCGCACGACTGAAACTCATCGTGCCAAGATCACCGTGACAACTGCAACAGGTGGGACTTCGTTTACCACAGCGCGATATGCGTATATCTGCGTAGAGGCTGGAACGAGCGGCAACAACTACTCAGATGGGGTCGGTATCCTTGAAAAGACTGTGGATACTGGAACCGGGTCGGATGCAAAGGGAGCAGTTTCAACACTGATTCTTGGTAATTGTGTCCTTTACACCGGGATGCTAACGAATGTCGATGCGGCATTCAGGACTGATGTAAGTGCCTCCACGTACGGCAATTACACATATATTCGATGAGGAAGGAGGTGAGTGATTAATGCCAAGAGGTATAGCAGATATTCCTGAATTAAGGCTTGAGGTTCTTCAGAAATTCGTCACAAAGTTTACGGTTGATCCTGACCTTCTTCTGATGAATCTCTTTTCATCTTCCAATTCACCCTCGGACTTGATCAAGTGGGAATCTCATGAAGGATCAAGGGGAATGACTCCCTTTGTGCCGCCTGGAGCACCCGCACCAAGAACTGCACCGTTGGGTATCGCGGAACATTCAGCACGTGCCGCGTATTGGAAGGAAAAAATTTACTATGACGAGGAATTCCTCAATAACCTTCGAAAAGAAGGAACGGAATCCGAGTATATGGATTCAGCAATGCGTCTCGCAAGAGATATGGCAATGTTGAGAAACCGTTCCAATCGAAGAAAAGAGTGGATGTTTGCTCAAATGCTGTTCAGCGGATCCTTTGACTACGATGTAAGGGATGGGTATAAAGCAACTGTTGACTACAGCATTCGTTCAGATCACAATGTATCACTTGCAGCCGCTTCACAATGGGATGACGGAACTTCCCGTGACATCCTTGGAGATATCATCGACGGTAAGAAGAAAATCGCTGATGATTGCGGTGGCAGGGTAGATTATGCAGTGATGAACAGCACCGTGTTGAAATACGTTGCGCGTGATCCTGATATCCAGGCTCTCCTGCAAAAGACCACATTTGGTCGAGGTGATCTGTTCAGCGGCAATCGTGACAGTATTGTTGGTGTCAATCCGAGAGTGATCGGACAATTGCTTGACATTGATAATTTTGTCGTCTACGATGAAAAATATGAAGTCAGAGCATATCTCACATCAGCAGTTACGGCGGATTCCACAACTTCAATTTCTGTTGAAGATGCCGCTGATTTCGTTGCGGGTGGTACTTTGAAGTTTGTTGATACTTCAGAGGACACTTGGGAAGAGGAAACAATTTCGAGTGTTGATGTACAAGGTGGCACTGTCACTGTGTCCACCGCCCCGTCAACGAGTTACAAAGCGGGTGAAGATTATGTCTCGATGATCAGGGACTTTGCTCCGAATGATAAGTTCCTCATGATGGCTTCAAGAGTTGAGGGGCAGCAGATCGCGGAGTACAAGCAAGCTCCATTTGGCAAGGGCAGACACTACGGACAATATACGGATTCCGATTGGAACTGGGATCCTGAAGGTGTCTTTATTCGCGTACAAGATAAGGGACTCCCGGTGTTATACCAGAGGGATGGTATGTACATTCTGGATGTCGCTTAAAGGAAAGGAGGTGACCTAATGTCCGGAAGAAGCAAAACTCCTTTCCCATATCCGCAAATGGAGATTCTGGGTGATTCCAGAATTCAACCCCCGTTGCAGTATGCATATAGTGGGGAAATAACAGGCCTGACGGGGCATAATCCTTTAGGCGCGGTTCGAAAGGCAGGTCGAGTTATCGATGTCTCTTTGAGTGTCGGGGCGTCTGGTAAAGATGACACCAATCCTTTGCAGATCAGCGGGGATGTGTACATCAATGGAACAACTTGTCTTTCAACTAAACCTTCCATCGCTCATGTAAGCGGGGAAGCCTCGCAGCAGAAAACCACGAAGGTTACTGGCGATACAGGAATTGCTCAAGCTGTAATCAATGCTTCTGCAAACACAGTGGCCCCAGGTGATGTGATCACTTGTTCTTTCTCTGTTGAAAGAACATCAACACCTACCACTGAAATTTCGAATCCTGTTATTGTTGTGGAGTTTGAGCCAGTGAGTGGTACTCCACACGCTCATTAAAAATAATTGAATAAGGGGCGGTAGTACCACGCCCCTTAGTCAAAGCTGAAAGGAAGACAACAATCATGGACGCAAGAAAAATTCGTTTTTTGGTTGAATTAAAGGCGGGGAGCCAAACATGGAGAAAAGACTCTACAATGGAGGCTCCCTTCCCCGCTGTAATAATGACAGAGTTGAGGGCAAATGCATCTGGGAAAGTATGGCCTGCCACAATTGAAGTAATTGAAAGGGAAGTGTCACAGCAAAAAGCAAAAAAGGAGGAACGTAAAGAGGATATATCTGTTGATTTAAAAGTTGAAAAAGAGGCAGAGGGGACCAGTAGTAGCGAGGATACATCTACTGCTGAAAACAAAACAGAGAAACCAAAGAAGAAACCACCTATAAGAAAGCAATAAAGGCATTCACGGGTGATACACTATGACCAGAGATGAAACCATTGCTCAGATAAAGGAAGAGGTAAAGAATTTAACGAGCTACCTCACAGATCCAACTGATTATGAGAATGCTGTTGATGAAGCAGCGAGAGAGACAGGTTGGAGTTATCCTATATCTGGCAATACAAGGACGAAGTGGCAACTTTTCAGATCGAAGCGCCATTTGTTCTTTTATCTGTGGTCTGAATCAGCACACAAATTCAAGTACAAACAAATCAACCTTCAACATAGATTCGATCATTACGAAAGATTGATCAAGTATATGGATGAAGTTTGGGAAAAAGCATTGATGGAAGACGCGGATTTGAATGCGGAACTTTCAGGTGCTGATCAGTTCGAATTGTTTGGTACTAAGATTGATGCTGGTTTCGCGTATGAATCACAGACTGGTAGAGATATCACCTACGATGAGGACCAGATTGTTATACACCATCCCAATGAGAGTTCCTAATGACATCTGGGCTTGGTCGAGATATTAGAGAGGTATTCGAGGAAGTTGGTGTCCATTATAGCATCAGCAGATCAGGAGAGGTAACGACTTCCGGAGAATATCTTGACTGGGAACCCAATTCACAAGTAACAAAGCCCTTCATTAGAGAATACTTCCTTGAGTGTTATTTCGTTTACAATACAAATGTACAAAATGGCGATGTAGTACAGTTCTTGCCTTCTGGCGAGTTGGAAGGTGGGGACAAGTATCTGGTAATGAACAAAACACCAAGCATTTTCGAAAATGAGATAATCGATTATGCAGGTGTCTTGTACAAAGTGAATGTCTCAGGAGAATTGCACCGTCCATCTGGAGAGGCAGCGTGGCCTACTCAAACTTACCACAAAGAAGTTACTTTCCAGAAGATCGCTGATGAAGTGCCTGCCCTTCAAACGGAACCTTTGTTTGGAGGTGAGCTTGAATTCGAAGAGGAGCTTGCTTTGCTTGGAATTGAAAAGCAAGATCTTTATGTTCCTTCAGAATACAACGTACAAGCTCTTGATAGGTACTATACGGCTTCTGGTGAGTATTACATGGTAGAGTCTGTCAAACAGCGAAGATTTATTGGTGTCGATGTTGTCATTTTGAGTGAAGATACAAGATAGAACAATCTAAAATTAGAAGGAGCAATCAATGGAAAAACCCAAGGTTTTACTTGTGGGTGAACATCCACTTGGTACGACAGGTAATTGCGGCATGATGGCGACGATATTGACCGATATCGATCAAAGCAAATTCGATGTTTCATGTGCCGTTGTAGGTTTTCCAAATAACACGAGTTCAATATTATTCAAACACTTCAACGTACCTATCATACCCATATCGAGAGAGAACGATTTCTGGGGAGGCGGTCCAATTACGGACATCGTTAATCGAGGGAAATTGGACATTCTTTGTTTTGTTGGAATTGATTTGTGGCGATATGCAACGATGTTCGACCACATTAGAATGCAAAGAGATGCGAGAGGTTTCAAATGGGGTGCTATATTTCCGTATGACTTTATAAGCGTAAGAGATGATTTTGTCGAAATGGCGAATGTTTTGGATTTTCCATGCGTTTACAGTCAGTATGGATTTGATATGCTGCATAGCCATGTGCCCAATTTGAGGTACTTTAGACCAAGATTGCATTTTGAGGAAATATGGAAGCCAAAGACGAAAGAAGAAATTGAAAAGATCAGGCGTTATCTTTTTTATGGTACTGATATATCAATCGAGTCTTTCATGATTGGTTTTGTTGGAATCAATCAGTATAGGAAAGATCCCCAAAAGACGATAAAGGCATTCAGTTATTTTTCGAGGAAACATGAAAATAGTATATTCTATATGCATACTGAGAAGACATATGGAGTATATAACATAGCGCAATTCGCCATAGATTGCGGATTGGAAACGGGTAAACTATTAACGAAGCCCGACAATGTTAAATATCCAGTCCATCAAATGCCAGATGTGTTCAACTGCTTCGATCTATACAGTAATTGTTCGATACAGGAGGGGTTGAGTTGGACTGTTATTGAATCGATGCTTTGTGGTACTCCTGCTGTCATATCGGATTCTACGGCACATAAGGAACTGATCGTAGACAAGAATCTGATGGTGAAATGTCAGACCCCATGTTATTTGCCTATACAAACACCCCAAGGTCAGAACTGGATCGATGCGTTTTGCTGTCAGCCTGAAGATATTTCAAGATCTTTTGAATGGTATTACAATCTTTCAGAAAAAGACAAGGAAGAAATCAAGCAATTGTCTTTGAAAAAAGGCAACGAATGGATTGAAGGATGTCATGATCCTAATGCGCTTTTCAGAGAGATTATCGTAAAGAAGAAAACAGTTGTGAGGAAGGAGGTCAAAGAGGCAGTTCTATTTGCACAACATAGCGCCGCAGGGGATGTGTTCATGACGACTCGATGTTTTAAGGGATTAAAGGAAAGACATCCAGATATTCCATTCCATTACATGACACAGGAGAAATATCATGGCATCATCAGGAACAACCCATTCATTGATAAAATTATCGCTTGGGACCCACAGATTATTAATCAAAAATTATACAAATACATCTACAATCCACACGGTGATACTATTTTACCTGGTCACTGGGGGCGAAATTGCAATTCGATATTATCAGATTTTTACTGGAAAATCCTACGTGTTGAACCGTCTGATTTTTACATTGAACAGATTCCTCCATCGATTGAAAACCTGATAAAAGCTGAAACGAAGCTGTACAATTCGTTGAATGAATGGATAGAGGCATTTGAAGCATATCCAGTTGCCGTTGTGCATACGACAGGTGGTGATCCTCATTTTCGAACCTACAAATACATGCATGAAGTTTCCGAGCATTTGAGAAATATGGGGTTTCATGTGATTCAGCTTGGAGGGAAAAATGATTACACTGCAAAAGCTGACACAGACTTTCGCGGTATTCTTTCGTATGGCGAATCTGCTTGGATTATGAGCAGAGCGAGAATAGCAATAACAGTTGATTCCTTCATGAGCCATTTGGCTGGTGCACTAGGGATTGATCAAGTTTGTTTATTTGGAAGTGGTAATTATGTTGTCGTGCGTCCTTGGCAAAAGGAAGGATCTCGATTGATCTGCATGGTGCCTGATTATGTCTACGATTGTAAAGGACTTGGACCTTGTTCCGCAAGTGTGAAAGATTGTGCTGTTCCATGTACAGGAAGACACGATCCAAAGGATATTAATAAAGCAGTAGATCAACTTTTATTGAGTGGTGCAAAAGATGAGGTAACAATCATGAGGGAGGAAATTGCATGAAGCCTTTAGTTGTCGCAAGTAACATGTACAATGAGATCGATCAATTGGAGGGATGGTGGAATCATGCTTCATTGATAGCGGATTCCGGCATCTTGATAGTTGATAGTGGCTCTACTGATGGTACAATCCAATTTTTCGAAGATAAAAAGAAACTGGGTTATAAAGTTGTTGTCATCCATGATGAAATAATCCAAAGGGATGGATATGGACCTGCAAGGAATCATTTGAGGCATGAATCTTCAGTTCATTTCAAAGATGCTCATTGGATGATATATCTTGATGCAGATGAAAGAATATTCCCGGAAGACTTCCACAGACTCAGATGGATAAAGGATTATCTTGATTTTGAATATGATGTTGTTGCTTTACCGAGAATTGATTGGATGGATGATGATATGCAGAAAATGGCGAAGGATTGGAGGGTGAATCCTGATTGGCAAGCAAGAATGACAAGATTAGGAAGTCCTCTACGCTATGTGCGTCGTCTGCATGAGCAGATCACAGATTTTAGGAAAGTTTATAATAGTCTGTCATCTCCAAAAATAAATCATTTTCACAGAACAGCGGGGCAGAAGAAAAGGGATTTGGTAGGGAAATTATGTGCTAAATTGCACCATGAGGATGATGAGTGGGGCCATACATATCCAAAGCACCACAAAGAAGATCATTATCTTGAATTGTATCAGAAAGAGGGACTATGAATAAAGGTATCGTCATATTTACACCGCATCATTCAGGTTCTTCATTTTTAATGCATACGTTGAGGATGTGCGGTATGTATTACGGGGAGCATACATTTGGATGGAATGAAAAACTTTATCATCATCTTGAACGAAATGATATTATGGAAAGAATTTCAAATATAAAATATAAGGATGGTGATAGAGGTGATGATTATGATTATATAAGAAAGGTATTGGAATCTTATAAACACAAATCCCATTTTTATGGTATGAAAATGACCAATTTCAGTACTTGGAGTTGGGCGATACTTAAACCTATTTTTGAGGAAATATGGGGTGACGAATTAATTTGTTGTACAATTATCAGAGATCCTTTCAGAAATTATGATGACAATAAAACAATGGAAAATAGATACAAATCGATGAAGTTCCAACGGTACCTTTTGAAAAGTTATAGATTCAAGTGTTTATTATTTCCTGATTACTGGGATGATGGACGAATAATTCAATTTGTGAATAAACTTGGTATGGAATGGAATGATGAAATATATCTAAAAGAGAAACCTGAAATGAATCCCACTCTTTCAGTTTTTACCAAAGGGTATGCACCAGACAAACCGAGTAGATCACTTATTGATGAGGGATTGGAAAGTAAATATCCAAAAACCTTGGATTTGTATAATGAAATGTTGGGATATTTGCAAGAATGAAGACTTATTTTCAAGAAAGAAAATCGAAGTGGAATCCACCTGAATGCAAACAGACTCCAGGTGAATCGAGGTACCCTTTTGATTATTGTCTGATCATGCTTGATGGTATGTTGCCATTTTTGCGACTTCATTTTTTGAGTCTTGAACAGCGTTTGAAATTAACAGATTTCAACTCTATCCATGTGATTTGCAAGAATACGAAAAGTGATGTCAAGGAATTTTGCAGTAAATACGAATATATTAATATCCATGAACTTGATATGTACACACCAAAAAATATTGATAATCCTTGGCAATGGGATATGGCATACAATTATGAATATATAGTAGAGTGTTGCGGTGATTCAGATTTTGTTATTATGATTCATCCCGATGTTGATTATTACAATGCCGATGTTTACTGGGATGGTATTTACAATTCAATAAGAGATAATGTAGGTGTTGTTTACGAAGGAGCAATGAGTGTTGTAAGGAGAGAAGCATATATATCAAGTCATTTAGGATTTTGGCCTCTTATGAATGCTAGATATATGAGGCCTGAAGATGATAGTAATGGAGTTTACATTGTTGGTAATCTTTCACCTCAAAAGATATTCTCCAAAGGTAAATTGTTTAACATCTTGGGCATAGAAATGTTCGAATTGTTTTGCATCGATATTCAGCAATATGGATGGCATAGTATTGTGATTCCTGAAATTTCTTATTTCGCAAGAAACCATATATCGGATAGCAGCAATCATGATCCAGAAAACGTAGAAATGAGAAAACGAAAATTGGATCATGTCAATTCGAGGATACGAAAATTAGGAGGATAGTATGGGGAAGGAAGCATTCACAATTGTTGACAAATTTGAACAATGTCTTTGCGATTACACCGGTGCTCCTTACGCTATCGCTTTAGACAATTGCAGTAATGCAATATTCCTTGCACTGGTATATTCCGATATCAAAGACACAGTGATCACCATACCATCACATACATATCCTTCCGTTCCTTGCGAGATCATACATGCGGGTGGTATTGTTGAATTCCAAGAATCGTCAAAGTTTTTAGAAGGCCCCTACAGGCTGAAGCCAACAAGTGTAATCGATAGTTCTTTGCGGTTCACATATGGAATGTATGAAAACGGCCGTATAATGTGTCTTTCGTTCACTGGTCCATATAAGCATTTGAAGCTGGGAAAAGGTGGGGCGATTCTTACCGATGATGCTTGGGCTTGCAATTGGTTCAAAAGAGCGAGATTTAGTGGAAGACGGGAAATGTCATACCACGATGATTATTTGGATATGCTTGGATGGAATTTTTATATGCTTCCTGAAATTGCAGCAAGAGGATGTCATTTGATACGACAATTCTATGACACGAAAGATATGCCGATTCACAATAAAGATCTTCGCATTGAATATCCAGATTTATCTCAATTTCCTGTTTACAAAAATCACCATAGTATATGGAACTACAATTTGGAGGGAGAATCATTATGAAAGTTGGAAGAAATGTAGTGATAAGTCCAAAAGCGAGTATTTACAATCCTGATGCTATAGAAATTGGTGATAATGTGAGAATCGATGATTTTTGCATTTTATCTGGTGGCAGCGGGTTAAAGATCGGAAGTCATATTCATATTGGTGCCCATTCATCATTTTACGGAGGATCTGGAATTGAGATTGGTGATTTTTGTTCCTTTGGGGCTTATAATCTGATCCATTCCGATTCTGATAATTTCGATGGTACCGCGTTTGTTGGTCCTGTTTATCCTGAAAAGTATAAACCAGGGATGAAGCACGGCAAAGTCGTTCTTGAAAAATTTGTAAATTTTGGAGCAAAAGTCACCGTATTACCAGGAGTCACATTGGGAGAAGGTGCGGCTGTTGGTGCTTGTTCTCTTGTTATGAAAGATCTTGATCCTTGGGTTATTTATGCTGGATCTCCGGTGCGTAAGATCAGAGATCGAAAGAAAATGATCGAGAGCTATGTTGATGATTTTTTAAGGGAGTTCGAGGAGAGTTAATGAAAAAATTGCTTCTATTTATTGGTGGAGTTCCCAGATGCGGTACAAATACAATATCATTGTGGTGTTATCTACACGATGATGTTTATATGTATATCACGGAAGGAGGGGCAAGGCGAAATAAACATTATATTGATGATTTGATTAGAAACAAAAGGAATATGAAGTTTTTAAAGTCGTCAACCAATCCTGAAATGTATGAAAAAACAAAAGATTATATTTTTGAAAAAACCAAATTACAAAGAAATGATATATTGAATAAAAGGATAGTTGGTACACGTATTGATAATGCATATAAATCGTTTTGTATCGTGAGAAATCACAATCCTGATGACAGAGCTTCAAGATTGATATTCACAATGCGGAAAGATATTTATGCCTTGTACTATTCGCATAGGTACATGATTTTTAAGAATAGAAAAAAAGTAATGGCAGATCCAGTCAATTATTTTTATAATTATCTTGAAAATATATTTACAGATATGGAACCTGTCATAGGTCAAAATGATGTGTTCTTTTTTGATATAACATGGCATGGTCCAAATAGGTATAATGATCTTGCTCAATTTTTGGGTATTGAAATAAACGATATTCAAAAAGAATGGATAGAGCAAAATATCAATATTTATAGTATGGCGGATGATCCAAGTTATCTTATTGGTATGGAAAAAGAAAGGGAAAGAATAAAGGGTAAGTTCGACAAACTCTACAACCACCCTTTGTACAAGAAGTTATACGGGAGCTAAAATGGAAGATTTAATAAAATACACTTCAACTGGAATGAAACTTGCACACCATCCAGAAGTCATCATGATGTTGCAGAACAAGAGAGTTGCACCTATTTCATTGCAAATGGCGCCCACTTCGAAATGTAATCTCAATTGTGAATTTTGTTCGAATGTAAACAGAGATAAAACAGAAAGTCTTGAGTTCAAAGATGTCCTTGAACTGATCTATAGGCTCAAAGCGTTGGGATTGAAAACTGTCGAATGGACAGGTGGAGGTGATCCTACGTGCTGGGATAGTCTTGAAGGTGCTGTTGATTATTGCGAAATGTTGGGATTGGAGCAGGGATTGATCACAAACGGTTTAAATCTTCACAAGTATTCAGAGTCTTTTTTCAATAGACTGATGTGGGTCAGAATATCGATGAATTGTCTTGATTATGTGAATGACATTGAAATACCAGAAATGCCCCATACCGTTTTAGGATTCAGCTATGTAATGAACAATAGAACGACCACAGATATTCTTGAAAAAATAAAAGAATATGCAAGGGAGCATTACTCCGCGTATGTAAGAATCGTACCTAATTGCCAGACTTCAATAGAGAAACAAAAAGAGAACAATGAGCTATTGCCGTCCTTAGTCGAGAAATTAGGTGATCCTTTCTTCTATCAGCCAAAGATTTTCGATGCCCCTGAATTCTGTTGGTGGTGCTATCTGAAGCCTTTCGTCTTGCATGACGGGTATGTTTATCCGTGCAGTTCTGTTGTGTTGAATGATGATTCTGGAAGATCTTTTCATTCGAAATATAGATGGTGTACTATGACACAATTGCCTGATATTTATGAAGAAGAAATGGTGCCGTTCAATCCAAAAAATTGTGACCATTGTGTGTTCAAACCACAAAATGAAATTGTGGATTCAATAATCAATCCAAATGGAATGGAGGATTTTGTCTAATGGCTTTCATCATGTCGAATAATTGGTTAATGGAGTATTATGGAAGTAAATCAAATCAAGTAGAGCAGACAAGGCAATGGCTGTTAAAGTATGGAAAAGATGTGCCTGAAAAAGAAATTGAGTTGTGGAGTCAATACAAGCACCTTGCGGAATATCAAATAAACACACCTGATATCGTCACTAAAGCCCGTGCTTGCATTGGTCAGTTGTTTGAATCTCAATTGCAGGCACATCGGTTTATTAATCTAATGCGCGTTCCAATTGCGGGATTTTATGAGACAGCATTGAATATCGTAAGACCTAAGACGATACTTGAGCTTGGAGTCGGAGGCGATTCAGCAATTAGCACATCAGTATTCCTTGCGTATCTTGAAAGATGGTCGGATGATCATTACATGCTTTCAGTTGATCGCAATCGACTTGAAACAACATTGAAACGATACATGATGGTTTCGTTTTGGGATTTCATTCAAGATGACAGTGTGAAAGTATTGAAAATGGAGAATCAGATGGGTCGTAAATATGATATGGTATTCATTGATACGATCCATTCTTATGAGCATACGATGAAAGAGCTTCAAAATGCAATTTTAATAACAAACCATATTCTCCTTGATGATGCTTTGTTCGAGGGGAATGAATTTGATGAGGAGAAAGGAGGTGTCAAGAAAGCGATTAAAATATTTTTGGACAATTACAATATGTGGAAGAAAGTTGATTTAGGCAATGATGGTATTTGTTTATTATCGAAAGAGAGGGAACAATGAAAACAGCAATTGCAGTATCACATGGACACGCACCAAAATGGCTGCAAATATTTATGCATTCAATGAAACAATTTAAAAATAACACACCATCAAATTTGTTTGTTGCACTGACTTGGCCAGATCACCCAAGCATCAAAGCGATCAGTGAAAATGATCTTGGTGAGAATGTAACGATGGTTCCGTGTAAAATAAGAAAACACAGCCATGCAACTGGTCTCGATGAAATTCTTGATCTAATATTATCGCACAATGCAAATAATCCAAATGATTTGTACACCCACATGTTTTGTGCGGAAACAGATGCAATGGCATGTCAAAATAATTGGCTTGATTGGTTTCATGAACAATTTAAAAAAGTTGAAAATTGCGGAATAGCTGGGTTCTTTTGGCATGAAGGGCAGAATCACTACAATATAAATCCTTCAGGTACTTTGTATTCTGTCGAAATGCTTGCAAGATATCACAAAGAATGCAGAGAGAACAATGAGGGAATGTTTTGGCATCCAAACGGCAATCGTCACGACACTGAATCTGGTATGGATCCTTCGATAAAAGATGTCGCAGGTGTTTTCAGCGAAACGCGGGGCATCAAGAATGCAAATCCAAAACAAGTGGAGGAGATCAAAAAAGGTGTTCCGCAAGCAGCATGGTTCGAGCCAGGTGCTTGGTTGTACTACAGAAGCCTTGGAGATTACAATCATGTGAGAGTGCCATGTGATCACAAATATACAAAATTTGGTCCTGTCAACAGCCCTGAAGGTACTTATTACGGTGGAGTCAATGACACCAAGTACCTCCATTTTTGGGGAGGAACAAGGGCTTACGACTTTCTAAAACACCCGGTGAATGATGGGTTTGTTTCAGGAGGTGCTCCATATTGGCTTGAAAGAGAAGATACAATATGGAAAAACAATGTGCCGGAGAAATATAGACAGATTATGCCAAAGGTGTATAAAGAAATGGAATTCAACGCAAAACTTCAAAGCAATCTCCCTGGTGCTGTTGAAAAGATGAAAAAAATGGGATTGCTATAAGGAGATACAATGAACTTCCAAATCGAATTGACAAACATCTGCAATTTGAAATGTGTTGAGTGTCCTCATAGATTCATGAAACGAGAACAGGATACTATGAGTGATGAAGTGTTTTTTGAAATACTCAATTACATTGATAAAATGAAACCGCAGACAATTATCCTTCATAAGGACGGTGAACCTCTAATTCATCCCAAACTTTTTGATTACATGAAAAAGATCGATGAATTCCACACCACCAAATTCGATATCTACACAAATGGATTATTGCTTAAACCTAAGTTCATTTACGGCTTATCGGAATTGAAAAGTATTGTATCGATTTTGCTGTCTTATCATTTCTACAGTTACAAAGGCAATAGGGTGGATTATTCCGGTGTTGACGAAAGACTTCTTACTATTTTTGAATATTGTCCAAAGAACGTCAGATTCATCCTCGCAACACATGTTACCGATTTAGCGAGTAAGGACGAATTGGATTTATGGAAAGCAGAGTGGGATGATGTGATGCAAGAATATGAGGCATTGGAGGCTGTACATGTTAATCCTCATATCAATCCTTGGACAGGTCTGATTCAGCAGAAAAACGCGATAACCTTTCCAGCCTGCCCCTATGCGGATGGACAGCATCTATTTTTTGGAGTGACTGGGAATGTGATAGCTTGCTGTATGGATCTTGAGGAAGAAATACAATTCGGCAATGTGCTAAAAGAGCCTTTTGATGTTATAATGGAAAGAAGGGAACAATTCTATAAGGAATTGAATGAAAAGAAAAACATGAGGGAATTGTGTTTGAGATGTTTGGCTTAGAATACGATAAAGATTACTTCGAGAGAGGACCTGAAACTGGGAAATCCACGTACAAGAATTACACTTGGATGCCAGAGTTCACAATACCTATGGCAATGACAATCATCGATTATCTTTCAATCGAGAGAGGAGCAAAGGTTTTAGACTATGGGTGTGCGAAGGGATATCTTGTGAAAGCATTCAGAATGCTTTACAGAGATGCCTGGGGAGTCGATGTCAGCAAATATGCGATTGATAATATTGATATGGGATCGAAGCCTTATTGTTTTCAAAAGATCAATAATTTGCTGTTGGGTTCTGGTGTTCATAAATTTCCAGGCTCCTTCGATTTTTGCGTAGCGAAAGATGTATTTGAACATATACCTGAACCTGATTTGAAAAGCACACTTGAATGGATAAACTCCAAGTATCTGTTTGTGATTGTCCCCTTAGGCAATGGGAAAAAGTACAATGCACCTTTGAACGATTTGGATACCACGCACATTCATAAATGGTCCCTTGATACGTGGGAAGAATTCATTGCAGGTGAAGGATGGGACTGTCTTAACAAAAAATTCAAAGTAGATGGAATAAAAGAGTCTTACTATGACACATACCCAAGAGGACATGGGTTCCTCACATTCAAAAAAATTGGTTTTGAAATGTAATTGGTGTGATTTTGAATTCACTGTACCAATTCCAACGACAGATGCGAATTCTCAATTCAATTGTCCATCTTGTGGAGCAGAATTCAAATTGAAGCCACAAGGGGAGAAATACAACATTGACAGGAGGTTTATATGTTAGAGGTCACTCTTTACGTATTGCCGTCTGGGTTGAAGAATGCCGATCTCAAAAGGACGGTTGATTCTTTCACGTATTACAATGAGGACATCGATAAAGAGATCACATTGATCAAAGATTGGAAGAAAGCATCCTCAATCCGCGATGTCATGTCAAGAAGAAACGGCAATGAAGACGACTGGTACATGATTGTATATGATAACGAGCATATAACGACTGGACTTGCGTATGCGCTTCACACGCACATGAACAGCGATTCGGATGTGCTTGTTATAATGAGAAATGCAGGAGGTATTTCTCAGAGTCCGAGAGCTTTTAGAAATTTCATTAAACTGCCTGCTGAAAGCCTTTTGCCAGACAAAGCAGCAGTGCGTCCTGTTGTTGGAGATCCGATCAAGTATAACAGGGTGCTGGATGGGTGGATAAGAGAGCATGTTTAAGTTTTTCAAAATCGAAATAGAGCAAAAAGATTTCCGTCGATATATAAATGCTCTATCGAGGATGGAAGAAACCGTCGAAAGAGAAGTCTACGATAGGCAGCAGATGAGAAGTGCAGTTGATTATCAGCATCGTCTTTCTGCTGCCATTTTAAGTCAGAAATATGCCGCAAGTTATTCCCCATACAGCAGAACCTATGCAATGTGGAAAAAACGTAGAACAAGTGTATTCCCAGGATATTGGTTGCTGTCAGGAAGTCTTTTGAGAAGCATCCGCGCTATGAAATTGGATAATGAGAGTTGGTATGCAGGTGTTCAGCCCGGTGCTACAGGGGAAAGGGGCAGACCTATCGCGGTATACGGTGCTGCCGGCGAATACGCAGATGTCAGGAAAGGTCAACCCGCACGTCCGGTTTTTAGACCTACGGCAGAGGATTATGCGAAGGATCCTGAAGGTTGGACTAAAAGAGGGATGGAAACATTGAGGAAGGTGAGAAATGCATGGCGTTGATATGCACAATTGGACTCCAATTGATTTTGTCAAATACATTGACAAAAAGTATATGGAAGCCAAAAAGGACAGAATAAGCAGATTATCAGTGCAATGGGGGCAATGGGCAAGAGAGATGAACATCGTTTTGAGAAGTAAAACTGAAGTGCCAGATCACCATGATGAAATGCCTACAAGATTCAAATACGTGTTTGCATATTGGATATTAAGAAGTCAATTGCTTGAACTGTATCACAGTTACAGATTCACAAAGAAGAGGAAAATAAAATCGACAACTGAACAATGCGAAAAAGTAAGGAACATAATCCTTAGTGATGAAGTGCCAAGGAGAATTCAAAGCATTCGAAAAATGGCAGAAGAAACGATAGGGAGACAATTCGATGTGCAAGATTCTTGATGTGTTTTCAAAGGATGTTTATGTGACTCTTGAGTTATCCACGGAGCAAGTGGGATTAATTCTTGATTTTCTTGGTAAATGTACGATAGAATATGATGGAGAAAAAGATAAAGATACCAAAGCATCAGTCGAGTATGTTACACAGGTATTTTTTCAGAAGTTGGCAAATGCTGAGGATTGCATGAGGAATAGAATATGATGGAGAAAAAGATAAAAATACCAATGCTGAGGATTACATGAGGAATATTAAAAATGGCCCTTGATGCAACTGCAAGAGAGTCGAACCTTATCGATTCGATAAAGAAGTATCTTGTCGATAACCTCAACACTACAGAAGATATCTTCTTATCCTTTGATCGATTTGTCAATGCTGATGAAATCGTTAAAACCGCTCCGCCTGCTATAACAAGATGGGTCAGTGTTGTTTTTGGCGAAATCGACAGAGACATCATGGGATTTATCAATGTTGATTTGTATTGCTGCACGAGGAGGGATGCGGAGGGATATCGTTTGGCTCAATTGTGCGACACAGTTATGGGCTATCTTACCGACACGGATGAAACGGATACCATGAAAAGAATAACATTGTACAGGAGTAGAGCTTCAGGTTCATGGACTGAAATCGGAAAACTTCTTGTACATGAAATAATTGAATCACCAAGGATGGTCGCTCCTGATGAATCAAAATATAAGATTTTAACTGCTGTTCTAAGATGGAGTGCGAAAATCTAATGGATAACTCCAACAAGCGGTTCATGTATTGTGAAAAATGCGGAAAGAGGTTAATTGAAAGATTGCCGAATGGGATGTTTCGTTTCATGTTTGGTAAGGATAAAGATACGAAAAAAGTCCCTGTTGATATAATAATTTATGGATCTTTGAAAATGAAATGCATAAAGGGAACATGTGGGCACTATAATGTGTTTCATTTCTTTCCGCCTCAATTCAAAAGTATGGCGGATGAGTGTTTGCAATCGTATGATGCGAATGTACAATCTGATACAGAAAATACTCCGTGATTTTGATTTTAATAGGGAAGGGAGGTGAGAGTTAATGGCGAGACAAGGTCCGATAGCGAAAGATACAAGTACCGTTGCATTAGGTCTTGCTCAAGTCCGCGTTGGTGATTCCTCGGACAATATCAATGATATACATCCCGCATTAAGTTCCAGCGACAGTATTGGTTCATTGGCGAATACTCGATTTGTTGGTAATACGGATTGGTATCGTCTTGAGGGTGGGTACCCGTTGATTGAGGAATATGTTGCTCCAATCAGGGAAGCAGCACATCTTGAATGCGGATTCAGAGAAGTGACGCCGTTCAATATGGCGCTTGCTTATGGTGTTGATCCTACTGATGGTAGTTATAGTGAAGTGCATTCAGGTGAAGTTGCTCTTGGAAATAGAAGTGCTCCAGACTACGTGCGTATGGAGGCACAGTACACTTTTCCAAATGCAACCAATACAATGACAATTATCTTTCCCCGCGCACAAGTCATGGCGTCTGTTGAGGTCGATCTTCAGGCAGAAGATGCTGCTGTTGTTCCTATTACTTTTGAAAGCAAAAATGCTTCAAGTGATGTGACCGGTGGTTCTTCTGTTTGGGATGCTAAACCTCTTGGCAGAATTGCGTGGGCGTAACACAAAAGGAGTAAATAATGGGGACGGAGTATAAAATCAATCCGCAGGCGGTGGAGGTTACCGTTGGGGTTCGCCGCCTGTGGACAATTACAATTTACCCACTATCTGTTGGTGATCAATTGAAGTTGACGAATGAGGTAGCGGATTCTATCGCAAGCTATCTTGATAAGTCGAATGCACTTGCATCCTTCACCGATCCAGATGTCGATATGAATGAGGAGCAAATTGGTTCATTGGTGCTTTTCATTACAAATCTGCTGAAGGAAAACTTGGAAAAGGTGTTGGAATTTGTTGTGGATGAAAAATGGCAAGAGGAGTCAACCGATCTTCTTAGCATGATAACGAATGCCCAAGCGATTGAGATAATCAACTTGGTATTTGATATGAACTTTGGATATAACTTAAAAAACGCAAAACGCCTCTTCGAAAAGGTGAAAAATCTGTTCATGACAGACAAGAAGGAATCAACGGAGTTATCACAACAGTCTGTGAACGGTATGGGTACCAAATCGGAGATTTCTTCAGACCCTTCAGAAGAGGCGGCTTAACACTTGATCAGACCCTTATTTTATACAGGGAATCTGAAAAGAGAAGATTGGATGAATTCAAATTTCTTGCACAAATACATGGAGTCGAGGTTAATTGGAATGACAGACCTGTAAAACAGAGAAAAGAACCTCAAGCGAAAACAAGAGAGGTGAACGATTTAAAATTCTTATCCCCTGGGGATTACAATCATCTTTCTGAAGAGGAAAAAGAAGAACTTACCAGAAAAATGATGGGACGTTGGAAGATGTGGGCTCAGACATCTACAATATCGAGAGCAGGGGGTAAGTGATGCCAGCAGGAAAAGAACTACTACTTGGTACCGTATTTAAAGGTAGAGTAGATCCCGCCTTCAAAAAAGCAATCAATGATCTAAAGACGGCTCTGGCTCAGTATAACAATGTAATGAATCAAGTCGGTTCCAATGCGAGCAAAGCCACGAGTCGAGTCAGAGCCTTTGGCAATGCCGTAAAACAAAGCAAGAACAAGGTAAAAGATGTCAACAAAGAAGCACTTGAACCATTCAACAAACAAATAAGCAGAGCAAGAAACGGGTATCAAAGATTCCTCGCCGCTATGAAAGTCACAGCAGCTTATGGTGTTGCTGCTACTGCTATTTATAAAGTTACACAGGCTTTCAGGGCAGGTATTAAAGAGATTGTTGACTACGATCAAGCATTAAAAAACATCCAAGCAATTACAGGTGCTACGACTCAAGAAATCCAGGCAATGGATGACACGATTAGAGATGTAGCGCGGAGTACAAAGTTTTCAACGACTGAAATTGCAGAAGGTGTTACATTGCTTGGTCAGGCAGGTTTCTCCGCTGAAGAATCGATGCAAGCGATTCATGCATCTTCATTGCTTGCGACTGGTACACTTTCCGATTTAAAAACCACAGTCGATTTAGTCACAACTACTATCAGAGCTTATAACCTTGATGCATCTGAGGCCGCAAGGGTCTCCGATGTTATGGCCAATGCAATCAATAGATCGAAATTGACAATCGACAAGTTGAGGGTTTCTTTCAACTTTGTCGGTGCTACTGCGGCGCAGGCAGGTCTTTCGATTGAACAAACAGCAGCGACAATGATGGTGCTTGCCAACAACGGTTTGAGAGCATCTACAATAGGTACAGGATTCAGGCAAGTGCTGTCGAGATTGATTGCTCCGACACGTAAAATTAGAGAGTTGATGGAAGAACATAATGTAGAGTTGGAGAAAATAAATCCATTAACTCAAGGATGGGAAAGTGCGTTAAAAAACTTGACCCAGACTTTGTATGACAGTGAAAGAGGCGCAATCGATGTACAGAAGGCATTTGAACTGTTTGGGTTGAGAGGAGCGCAGGCTGTTTCTATCATTGCCAAGAGTTTTGTGTCTGGAGATTTTCAGAGAGCGTTGGGATACGCATACGAAATCGGTACTGCTGCGGAGATGGCTGGAATCCAAGCGGAAGGCCTTGCTTTGAAATTCAAGAGATTGCAAGACCGTTCAAAATTGGTTGCTGTTGCGATTGGTGATGCGGGTTTGACTGGGGCAATGAAAGGCATGCTTGATATTTTACTTTCATTGGCTGAAACATTCGAGAGTTTTGTGAGATCTGAATTAGGGCAAGCAGCGACCAATTTTGTTTTGTTGACTTCAGCGATTGTCGGCACTTCTCTTGCCTTGAAGGGATTGATTGGTGTTTTGAAGATAGCGGGTATCGGTGCGTTCCTGACAAATCCTTTGCTTGCTGGTGTTGCTGCTGTTTCAGCATTCACCGCCGCTATGTGGCAGATGAGTGAAGGACAAAAGAATGCGGCTAACGAAGCATCGGAACTTGCAATACAGGCGAAAGGTGTTGCGCTATCTGTCAATGTGTACAGGGAGGGTCTGGAGCAGCTTCATGATTCGATGGCGGAAGAGGCGCCAAGGCAATATGAAGCATTGTTAAAAAGATTGATTCAAGAGCATCCTGAACTTGCTGAAAAAGTTGACCTTACCACTATATCACATGAGGAATTGATTGCTGTTTTGAGGAAATTCGAATTCGAACAATTCAGCCAGTCATTGAATAAGGTCACCGAGAGTATGGGATATTATTCAGATCAGGTTGAAAAAGCAAGTATAGAAGTAGATAAACTCCAGGAAGGGGCGTTTTTCAAGATAAAAGAAGGAGCGGCGGAAGTAACTGAAGCCACCGATGATCTTGCTTTTGCTCAAGCGAAATTGAATGCGAGTTTGAGACAGTTGGAAGAGGGCGGCAGGACGTATGTTGATGTACTCGTATCGATGGTACGGGAAAAACATAGATCGAAAGAAGCCGCTGAATCAATGCTTGAGTCTTTTATAAAATTGAATGTACAGTCTGGAGAAGTTGCGGATTCATTGAGAAATAGATTTCAACAATCGATTACGGCGATGAATCAAACGACAATTGAGATGAATCGAAGGATCTCCGAGCTTCTTCAAGATATTCCGATTCAATACCAGAGAATGTATTCGGATCTTGATGCGTTAAGACAAGCTGATCTTGTGAATACGATTCGATCCGTGAACAGACAAATTGCGGCTTTTGAAAAAGCCGCAGATCAATTAGGAATTGCAGGGGAAAAGAGAAGGGTCGCTATTGAAGCAATCAGACAAAGAGAATTGATCGATTTTCTTGCACAGAAAGAGGAGGAAATAAAGGGAGAGGAAACAACTGCACAGAGAAGGATCGAGATTATACAAGATTTCAGGGATAGACTGAATAAGGAACTTGATAATCAGATAAAAGAATATCAAGCACAACAGGCGAAGCTGATTGCACAGGAAAACGCCACAGGTGAACGGCGTACAGAGATTGAGGAAGAAACAGATGAAAGAATTCAAAAAGCGCGGGCAGAGCATACGGAAAGATTGAAGGCGCTTGATATTTTGCAAAATGATTTGATGAAAGAGGTAGCGGAGGAAAGACTTGAGATCGAAATTGAAGCGAATGAGCAGCAGCTTGAGGAAAGAAAGCGAAGAAATGATAAGTTGAATGCGATGGATGAGTTGGCGGTTGCTCAAGGCAAGAAGACTCAACTCCAGGCATTGAAAGACAAACTTGATCGAGAGATTGAATTCCTCAAAGAGGTTCTTGCTCTAAGATCGAAAATGGTTGTAGAGTCTGCAAAGTTGTATGGCGAAGATTCTGAGAATTACAAGGAAGCAATTGAAAAGAAGAAAGAAGCTGAACATGCACTTGAAATGGCGACAATTGAAAGACAAAAAGCAATTGTCGAAGCGGAGCAGAAAGAACAAGAGGCGTTGAAGAAAACGCAAGAGAGTGCGGCAAAGACAGTAGAGAAGACAAAGGAAGTGAAGAGGTGGTATGTCAGGGTAAAAAATGATATCAACTCAAGTCCGATAACTGTATCTGCTGATGTGAATCCCGCAAAAGCGGCGTTGAATCATCTTCTTGAATTTTACAACACGAAAGTTGCTGATGCGATTGTCAAGTACACCAAACAGTTGATGGATCCTTTTGCAATAAAAGACTTCACGCTCAAAAGTCAAATCGAGAGTTTGACGGATAAGATTCAGGAAACGAAAGACGTATTTGAAGAGGATCCATTTCTTAGAGATATACAAAGCACTTTGGGAAATGTATTCGACAACGAAACAACTCCAAGCACTTCAGAGCTTATTGGTGATACGGGTGCGCCTGCTGGTGGTGGAGGGGGCAGTACGGCATCGGGTTCAATGTCATTGAGTGTACCCAAAACGCAACCTGTTGAAACCGTCAATCTCAATATCAATACAAGGGATCGAAGCTACGAGTTTGAGACAGTAAACCGCCCCGGTACCAGGGATCAAATATTCGAACTTGGGCGGGAACTTGACAGAATGGATTTAAGCTATGGCTAAATTTTCTTTTTACTCGACTGAGATAGATCCAACCACGGATCCTGAGAATGCGAATCCACAACCTGCAACAATTGTCGTATTGAACAGAGATCCTTTAGTTGGTGAGTACGATCAACAGGCTGGATCGAATACGAGAGGAAGTTTCATTCCGACATTGGGCGGCGGTGTGTTGCAGGAATTCACTTCTCAGGAAGAAGATCAGAGAATAAAAATATCAGATCGAGATGCCTTGACGCAAGCCAATATCGACACGTTGAAGACGATGGAAAGTAGCGGGGAATGGTATTTCACTGATGGTTATGATGTGTGGAAAACCAAGTTCATGAAACCAAGGGGGTTCTCTTACAGGCGAAATGTTTTAATTGCAAACAGCGGTAAAACAATTTACAGTTATGATATAGATTTGATCACGACTTGGAAATCTGGTGAATCCTGATGGGATATGATTTTAAGATAGAATATGAGGGGAAAGGAGATATTACTAGCAAGATATCTCAATTCACCATCACGGATGCTATGGGACAATATGCAAGAGAAATGACCATAGCAATTGCCGACTTCGACTTCTGGAATTCTTTCGATTTTTCAGAAATCCCTACAGATCCGACAGTAACGATTTATACGAAAATAGGGGATTCATGGGTAAGTCAAGGAGAATTTTTTGTTGAACGTCCAACCCTTTCAATAACCCGCAATGAAAGCAGAATACAATCTTTGTGGGGAAGATCGAAGAACGCGAAGCTGGGACCACCTTTTGCAGGTAGAATCAGCAAGTTGTGGACTTCAGATACTACTTTCTATGATATCATCGATGAAATGGCAGATCTTGTAGGTCTTTCATTCAGCGATTCCAATTCCGATGTATCGAATTATAAGATATATGGATATACGTATTCAGTAGAAAACGCCTATCCAATCGATGTCATATCAGAGTTGGCAGCATTTGCAGGAGGTATGGTATCGACTGATAAAGATGATGCAATAAGGATTGTGACATACAATTTTTCACCTACTGGTCCATTATGGAGTATCACTGATTCAAATATCGAGAATATCAATGAGTCACTTGAATTCCCTGAATTTGGTAACAGAATAAGAATAACACCAGGTGGTTCGATTGGAGGGTTCTCAATAAATATGTATGTTGAGAATCCATGCTTGCCCGCCGATGGTACAACAAAATCAAGAATACTCGTTCAGATATTCGATTCCGATGGAATTCCTATTCAAGATGAGACAGTGAGTTGGTCACATGATGGAACTTATGCCTCACTCGATTATGAGGAAACGAATACCGAGGAAGTACTATTCCAAGATGCAAAGATAAAATCGGATAATTATTATGACTTCGAACTCGAACTGATTCCAAGTGAGATCGTCTCTGTTTACGCCTACACAGATACCGCCAAACTGACTGATCTATCAACGGGGTATTCGATAGATGGAAGAACAGTTACATTGGCAACCGCTCTTGAATATTGTGATCAAACACTTCTTGTTACATATAAGGCGCAGGGGATTGCGATAAATTATTTGCAGGCAGGCAGTACGGCAGAAGATGTTACGGTTACGGCAGAGTTGAAAGGGCAAAAAGCATCTTCAATCATCTATATCGATAATCCTTGTGAATGCCCTGTCACCTTGACGATGGAATCATTGCCATCATCGATAAGAGTCGGTGAGAATTCGAAGATACTTGCCTATGCTGAAGCAAGCGGTCCAGTCACCAGCGGTAGAACAATATTCATGTCGCAGGGGACGCAGGATCAGAAAAAAGGTGACTTGTTATGGGATTATTCGAAATTAACAACTGTTTCAATAAGCAATGAAAAGACTGTTGCAAGAAATGAGCTTGGCGATAATGTGTGCCTTGTATCGAAATACATTTCTTCAGTGACAAGTGTTAAGACCTATACGCAGAGATCGACTGGGCCCGTTACTCCGATTGGCGATAATTTGTATTCATCACACAACGGCAAAGTTATTACACTGAATACCGATGTTGCAGATGGTACAGGGCTTGTGGTTTCGTATGTTGCATACGGATGCGCGTTGAATGTGTTTCAGGGTACATCGCCAGGCAATGCAAAGATAAAAGGTTGGTTGATTGTAAACACTGAAGATCCTGTTGAGGCATATACGACTGTTACAATCTCAGACCCTGAAAATATCACTATCCCGCCTGATTATGTCGATGAAAATGGCAATCCCACGGATCCTGACGATAAGCCTGGTCTCCCGTCAAATACTCCTGATGAATGGGCGCCTGAAGATCAAGATGATCCAGAGTACAAATACCCCTCAGTTCAGTATCCTGAAGATCCAGCAGATCCAAATGAGGGATCAGGATGCGGATCGTCTGGTGAACCATGTCCAGATGGCCAAGTCTGTTGTCATTCAGTAGCAGATGGGCAATCTCCGATATATGTCGCCTGCAATGACCCATGTGATTGCTTGGGTGGTTTATGGCCCGCCTGTGAGGATGACGATGCTGAATGCAAGACAACCGATGTATCAGATCCAACGAATGAAGATGAACTCGGTGATCGATTCTCAAGTCAGAGCGAATACTGTACTTGTTTGGCTATGTGCGTTTGGGAATTTAATCAGAAAGGCACAACACAAGGATATGATGGTGGAAGCGGCAGAACGATCAAAACGATAATAGAAGACGATTACGGGTATGCGGAGGGAACCGAGGAATACAATTCCAAGTATGAGGAATTGAAAGATGCAGCGATTTCAGATTGTGTTACTGATTGTGAAGGAGAATGTCCAGGCTCCATAAGCTATACAACGACACATATGGAGAAAGATGATGCACAAAGTTTAGGTGTTGACGGATCAACTCCTGTAGCTACTTACACTTGGTCGGTATCTGGTGGCGGGAGTTTGGATACGGAAGAAGGGACATCGGTTGTATATACCGCTCCGAGCAGTGCATCCAGTTGTTCTCCTGTCACAATAACATTGATGTGTGATGGTGATGTGATTGATACGCTTGAAATCACTATAAATGCGTATTCTGGGAGTGAAGATGCATTTTTATACAAGACATATAGCTCATGTACTCCGGTTACTTGCGGTGGTGGAGCGCCAGGAAGCAATATTATTGTAACTGTTAATACATATACATGTAGTGGTGATAAAATAATAAATAAGTCTTGTGGGCCCACACTCGATACTGTTTGCGGTTCAAATCTTGAGCAATGCGGAGAAGATGCATTGACATCATCAAATTGTTTGAGTCCTAATTGGACTTCAGTTGGAGGGGGCTATTCGATGGATACCTATCATGATCTTAGAACGCAAGCAATGATTGATGCGGGTTGTTGTCCAGAGGAACTTCTGTAAGGAGATATGCAATGAAGAAACTTGATAATAGACAATTCCAAGACAGGATAAAAGCGATTCAAAGGGCGAGGAAAATTTTCATCGAATCTGGTCTGACAAATAATATCTCCGTAGCATTCGAAATATATCAGAGGCTTCTTGCTGAGGAGCACAGGGATATTTTTTTGAGAACATTCGGTCTTGGCAGACGACCTCATAATTGGGTTGATTTTAATTACATAAGGCCCACTTGTCCAGATTGTGCGAAGAACGGCAGAAAAGGAATTCCATTATACCTCAGAGTTATCAATTTACCAAAAGGCCCGAGGAATATGCATGGATACAGAACAGCATGGATTTGCACCCATCCTGATTGCATATATGAATCATTTTCGACAAACACTGTAGACCAATGGCTAAAGATACTGCCAACAAAAAATAAAAAGCAAGA